AGCTCGTCTACTGTCTTGTTCTCTCTAAAATGCTCTACCGCTTCTTCTGCCATTCGTGACAGGAATCTCGTGTCTGCCAATCCATCACTACAACATAGCACACTAAGATCCTCTCCTTCCCCGACGACTCGAATTTTCTTGCTAGGCCTGATGTCCATGTGTGTTTTCTGTTTCATTTCGGTGTCACCGATGGATTTCCACATTTGTGCTCCTCCCTGTGGCTGCCCAATCTCGTTTATGTAAACTGGACATGACCCCCAGTTAAGGTGAGCAAAATCTGGATGAACTGTTACCACCTTGAACTCGGGATCACTCTTTTCGACGAGGAGGTCCTTTCGAAGGCCTTGAGAACCTCCTACTGATGCGGGAAACCGTCTAGCGATGAACTCTGTAAAATTACGGATGCTTTCGTGATCCAGCTCGGCTGTTCCTTTCTTGAAAATGGGAATCGGTTTCCCTCGGTTGTACAAAGACCCATCCAAGTCCCTGGGAGCCTGAGCTAAGTGTAAGTGAAATCTAGAAAAGACAACCTCGCACGGAGTTTTACCCAGGCTGGCACAGTGGGTCAAGTATTGCGTTCGCTGTTGAGGATCATCCCACGAGTGCGATTCTGTCATGATTTCGACCTCCCCAGTTTTGTTGTTGATGATCAATGATTCACTATCCCCAACGTTGGCCGTGGCGATGAGCGTTTTGGTAGGAAGCTTGATAAACAGATTCACGGTTAAAGTAGTGCCACCGACTTTGATGTCGTGCTGATGGTGGAGCTCTAGCCCAGCAAAAATCTCATCCCAAATACAATTAAAACCGTCCGTGTTGTCGTTGAGGAGCGCTTGAACCATCTCGTTGATACGCGCTTGTAGGAGAATTTGTAGTTCCTTGATCGTGCCAGTGGATGCCAGATCTCCATATAGGCCATGCCCGTCAGCCACTGCCGTGTACTTTACCGACGAGTCTAAAGCAGGGCATACAGCCAAGTCCGTAAGGCGAACAACGACGTCTTCTCCGCAAACCAGCATGTTTTCGATCGCGGAGTTCTTGCGGTGGGGGTAGCGACGCTTTCCCTGCCCAAAGATGGTTGAAAAGAAAACTGGATCTTGCATGGAAAAGGCGGGTTGTCGGACATTTGGAAGCACCATGTCGATCTCCAACTGGGAAGAGGGGTGACGCACAAGTTTGGAAGGAGCCTGGGCTTGAGCTTGGTCTTGCTCTTGAGTGGACATTGCTTTCTGTAAAGAGTTGTTTAAAGTTCTGTTTTAAAAGGTTTGGTTAATTTCTTGATTCTTGAAATTGAAAGTTACTTTGAATTGTAAAAAATATTTTTTTTTTCAATTTTTGCCTATTTTTTCGGCAACTTTAGAATGATATTATTTTCTTTTATGTCAAAAATATTATTCCATTTCAAAGATATATTATCAATCAAATGATTATAATCATCCATTTTTTTTTTCTTGTTTATTTTTTTCAATAATTTTTTCATGTAAGATAATGTCAACATTGTTTTATTCTCAATTAAAAAACAATGCAATATTATTTGTAAATCTATAGGAATATTACCTATTAACTCAAAAGAATCAATAATCGTAGCCAATGTTTCATTAATTTTTTGAAACGCTACAATCACCATTTTTTTTTGAAGCGTTTTTAATTTCTGACAAAGAGGATAAAAATCTCTATCATTACTGGCTAATATTATAGTTTTAATATTTTTGTTTTTAATACACCATTCCGTCAAGTCAATAGAAATTTGTAAATCTACACTATTTTTTCCTCCAATTGATTCGACATGAATCATATGACAAGGGTATTTGAAAATCCAATCGTTGTAATGTGTTGATATATTATTTTTTTCCATATCAAAATAAATAATAATTTTATCAATTCCATACTTTATTTTCAAAAAGATGAGATCTTCTTCACACACCTTAATGTTTTCCGCGTCAATTATTAAATAGGAACTCATCCTATAAATACAAAATTTTATATTTTTTGTTTAATAAATGTGGTTTATAATTTTTTTAATTATTATTATCATCATTGTATTATTTTTATTTTTCAAATACAGACAAAATAAAGATTATTTTCATTTGTCTACAGATAAAAATATTGGAAATTGTCTGAGTCGATATTTTGGTTCCATGGGTTTATCTTTCTATCATGGAAAAGACTTTTATGCAGAATCATCGTTTAAAAAAGATCCTTATTTACAAAAGCTTCCCATGTTTTTACCTGTTCAAAATGATATTCAAAGACAATTACACTCTATTGAATTCAGTCCTAATGATATATCTATAGTTCCTAATTCTTATTGGGTAATAGAAAATACAAGAGCAGAAAATTTTTGGTTAATTATGAAACCCTTGGTATCCAAAATTTTATTTAATTTTTTAAAAGCACATGATATTATTTTAGATGTAAACATACCGGTTATACATTTTAGATGCAGTGATGTTCCATTTGTAAGAAATTCTCATTACCATTTTGTCAAATATTCTTTTTATAAGGATTGTCTTTTAGATGCTGAAATGTTGTCTAATAAAAAATATACATCTTTATTATTATTGAGTTGTCATAACCACAAGTCCAATCCAGTATATAAAGAAAAATGTAATGAGTATGAGTCCTCTTTAATAAAATATTTAAGAAATTTAGGATACCAAGTTAATGTTCAATGTAATTCTAATATTCTAGATTTTGCTCTAATGTTTTATGCACCAATTGTTCTATCGCCCTCAAGTTCATTTTCTTTCATGAGTGGATTTTTTGGTGCAGGATTATTTTATTCCGAGGGTCATTTTACAGAAGACGTTGAAAACCCAGAAAAAAATACGACGCCATTGGAATCATCGGATTGGTTAAAATCCGGATATAGTATTCGGCACTCTGATGTAAAAAATTATGAAAATACAAGAGAAGTTATTCAAATGCTCATGAATTAATTTAAGTAAATTTAAAATTTAATGTAAATTTATTTTTTTTTTAAATTATAAAAATGCCTGTTGAAAAAATTGAAAACTCTGAAATTTCTACCCCCGTTGAAAAATCTCTCAATAGCTTGATGGAGAATAACTATTTATTCGATAAATCATTCAAAAAACAAGTCAATAAAGAACCAAACTACCAAGATTTTATCAAACCTATTGGCAACATGAATGCCCCTAAACCGGTAAACTTTAACATTCCTCAACAACCCGAACAAGAAGACAACATTCCCGAAATCTTGAAAGAGACTGATGGTGAAGATGATAATGAACAAAACCCTATTTTTGCAAATACCAACCCACAAATGTTCCCCCAAGGCTTTTCTAAAGGTCTCCCTCAAGGATTTCCCCAAGGACTCCCTCAAGGTCTCCAAGGTCTTCAAGGTCTCCCTCAAGGACTTCAAGGTTTCCCTCAACAAGGATTTCCTCAAGGTTTCTCCCAACCCCAAATTAAAGGTGTGCCTCAAGGAATTCCTCAAGGAGTGCCACAAAACAATTTACCCGAAGCATTCAAGACTCCCATGCCTTTTGCTTTCATGAATAATACCAATGGAATGATGTCTCAAGGATTCCCTGGTTCCATGCAAATGGGCGGTGCATTTGGTCAAAATCCATTCTCTGGAGTTAATCGTGAGGATTTACCTGAATTCCTCCAGAGCATCCTTGATGACACACCCGAGTACCTTCGTTACTAATTTTGTCAAGAGCTTCACAACAATACGGAAACTCCTCACGAATAATACCATCTAAAATGGTTGCATAATCTCTAATTTCAGATTGTGCATGAGAATCGACACGTAAAGAAATAAAATTTAAAACAGCTTGTAAACTCACTGTCCATATACATTCTGTATATAGAGAAAGAGGTAAAATAATTCTAGCTTGTTCTTTTGCAACTCCATCTTTAATCATTTTATAATACAAATTTTGTATTGTTTCTAATGCAGACTTGTAATCTTGACTATAAGCAACTTGATTTTCCATCAAACCATCACTACCCTGTTTTTTATCCAAAGACTGTTTTCGCCATTCTTTTGGCTCATAAAATTCATCCAAAATAACATAGCGACCAGAAATTTCATTCCATCCATGTAGTTGATGACTATTAGTACTTGTCCATTCTGCACCCACCACATGTTTAAACCATTGTCGCATGACAAATTCTGGAGCCTTGATATGAAAACGGAAAAAAATATGTCGAAATGGACTTGTGTGATGATGCTTCAATAAATAATGAATCAATTTACCATCACTCGCGTCAATATGTTCTTTTTGCTTACCAAAAGAAACACGTGCTGAATTAACGATTGTCAATTCATCACCAAATTTTTCCAAATAGCGAATAAAACCTTTATCGAGAACTTTAAATTCTTTCATTTGAGTTTAATGTTATTATAATATAGTATCATCAATTTTTACACTAATTTCCTTGTCATTTTGCAATTTAAATTTGATATTTTTCAAGTAATTCGAGGACATAGGGTTCTCCGTGCCCTTTAATTTCGTTGAAAGACAGTGTAGCATCTTTCATATGATATCGTTCCAAAACTCTTTTACCACCGGGATGCTTTTTTGCATAATCTGTTACATCAAAATAATGATCGTCAATCTTGATTATTATTTTCTGGGACATTCTATTTATTTACAAGAATAATTTTTATTTAATATTAACTCTTTTTCATAATCTGGAGAAAATGATGAATATCACTTTTGATCATTGATTTTACTAAATATGATATAGAGTCAACCAATAATTGCGGAGTTTTGCTTTTATAAATAAAATCCAAATCTTGAATTATTACATCAAAGCTTTCTTGTTCCTGATTATTTTTTATAATTAACGTAGCACTAACCAGATCTGGAGTATGACTTTTTACTTTGCATACAAAATAATTGGGACTTAGGATTAAATGTAAATAAAACTTGAATAACGTAGTTTGATACTTTTTTTCAAGAAGTGGAAAAATAATAGATCGTATAGTTTTATTTTTAAATTCTATCAGCGCGTCATATTCAATTTGATCATCCATAAAGTAGTAAATATAATTTTGAGTATTGTAATTTTTATTATCAATCAGCAAGTCTGTATTAGTTTTTTGAATAAAGTTTCGAATTTCATTGTAATCCATTTATATATTTTTAATACTAAATTTTTTTGCTTCAACAAAAAAATTTGAGGATTAGAGGGATCGAACCTCTGACCTTGTGGACTGGAATCACATGCTCATACCACTGAGCTAAACCCCCTTTTTTTTTTAAAAAATTCATTTCTTTAATTTAAAATGTTTCGGTTTCAAGATCATCCAATTCAAAAATGTTTTCATTAGATGGGAGCTCTGATAAACTATATTCACTTACTCTTTGCTCAAAAAAGTTTGTTTTACCGTCCATGGAAATTTTTTCCATAAAAGGAAAAGGATTTTTTTCATAATATATTTTCTTGTATCCAAATTGATGAAGTAAACGATCAGCGCAGAAACGAATATAGGCCTTCATTAAATCATGATTCATACCGATAAGCTTAACAGGTAAACTCTCGGTAACAAAGTCTTCTTCAATCAAAACTGCTTGATGCATAATATTATGCGCATCAATTTCACTAATTTTTTCATTGACATAGGTATACAAAAGAACAGCAAATTGAGTATGAAGACTTTCATCTCTAGCGATCCATTCGTTGGATTTTCCTAAAGTAGCACTCATTACTCCTCGCTCCTTTAACCAAAAAATGGCACAAAAACTTCCACTAAAAAACAAACCTTCTACGATTCCAAAGGCAAAAAGACGCTTTGCAAAGCTATTTTTAGCATCATTAATCCATAAAAGAGCCCATTCAGCCTTTTTTTGAATACAGGGAATACTTGTCACAGCATTGAATAGCTCATCTTTTCTTTTAGGATCTTTGACCAACGTGTCAATCATAAGAGAATAAACTTCACTATGGATATTTTCCATCATGGCTTGAAAAGCGTAAAAACAACGAGCTTCAGGAACTTGTACCTCGCTACAAAAATTCTTGACCAAGTTTTCCAAAACAATTCCATCAGATCCAGCAAAAAATGCCAAAATATGTTCAATAAAATAACGTTCATCGGGTGTCAATTTTTCCCAATCAGCCTTGTCGGATGAAAAATCAATTTCCTCTGCCGTCCAAAATGCATTTTTGTGGTTTTTATAGGCAAGCCAAATATCATGATATTTAATTGGAAATAAACAAAATCGATGAGGGTCCTCTTTTAATAGAGGCTCAGCAGTTGAACATAAATTCATCTGTGAATCATTCACAGGGGAGTATAAACATACCTTGGATCGAATCTTTTTAAAAACTTTATCTGGTGAGGAAACATCCATTTTTGTTTTTGCAAAGTTTTTATTTTTTGCTTTTCATTTTTTTATTTTTTTATGAATTTAAGAATTAGAATTTGCTTCTTAATTTAAAATTAATTTTATCCTAAATAAAATGAATTTTTCAATTAAAAATAATACACAATATGGTTATCCAACCCATCGAGCTTTACAACAAAGACCAATTTTTCAAGATGCCGGGGTTGGTCATGGAGCTGGTAATGAACCAAATAATAAAGCGGAACAAATAGAATCTTACCAAAAAGTTCCATGCTCCAGTGGGGTTTGCCCATTACCAAATAAGAGTCATCCATCAGATAGATACCCATGTGGTTACAGAAATTTTACCTAAAAAATTTCTTAAAGCCTAAAGGGGTTTACAGAAATTTTACCTAAAAAATTTCTTATTTTGCATAAAAAAATTTCTATTACTTAGCTCCAAAACTTTTTTATTCCACAATTATCCATCGTAGATATAATAGAATTATAATCGGTATCATTTATTTTCATCAAGTATGCAATAAAATTTTCTTGGTTTTTAATATTACAAATGGATATTGTTGGAGAAATATTGGTTAAAAAGCATTTTGCTTCTTGAGCACTACATAGAAATGTTTTAGCCAATGTTTGATGACATTGTTTCTTTTTTTTATAAATACTACCAGATATAATACCAGTTATAATTAAAATTAGAATAATAATAATAATAATATATAAACTTTTTTCCAAAATATTCATTTTTATTTAACAGTAAAATAAAAATGCGTCCTTGCACAAAATGTAAACAACTTAATTGTTGTTGTAATGCGTATTTATGTAATACATTTCCATTGCAAAATTTTGCCGAATCGGTAAGAAATCGAGTTTTAACTCCTGGAGATGGATCTATTGTTGTCAACAACCCTCCAGGTAGTTCCCAAGAATTTTATTCTAATTCGTTAAGAATTAATAATGATTCTATTAATATTGCTTCTACTATCTTACCTGACGTTACAAATACATTATCCATTGGCTCTGATTCTCTACGTTTCAAAGATGTTTTTATTGGTCCTGGTACATTGGATATTCAAGGGCCTGAAGGAAGTCTACAGGCTGGTTTAATTGGTAGTAATTTATCTGGAATTGTTTATACTCAGTATGGATTTGCATCACCTTTCTTAAATGTTGGTCCTCAAGTGGATGCTTTAAAACCTACGGGAACCATAGGAGGTTGGGAAATTTCTCAAGTTGGTATTGTTGGGCAATTTTCTCAAGATTTAGTTGCTCAAGCTATTGATCCAAATTCAGGTGGATTAACAGGACCTATTTATTCTTTAATTTACGGAAATACAGGTCCTGTAGGCCCAACTGGGGTAGAAGGAGGATCAACAGGACCACGCGGTCCACAAGGAGAAACAGGAGTTCAAGGTATAACTGGGGACGGTATTAAAGGAGATACAGGAGCTCAAGGGCTTACGGGTGCAACTGGTTTACATGGATATACTGGTCTAACAGGTCCTGCTGGAGAGACTGGTATTCAAGGCGCTACTGGAACTTTAGGAGCAACTGGTATTCCAGGTTTGACTGGATTTACAGGTGCTCAAGGAGAAACTGGAGTTCAAGGGTTTCAAGGTGTTACTGGAATACAAGGACTTACTGGAGCGAAAGGCGAACAAGGAGCAACTGGAATTACTGGTCAACGAGGAGAAACTGGTTTAGAAGGTTTTACTGGACAACAAGGACCAACAGGTGTTAAAGGAGCTACAGGCCAACAAGGCGTTACTGGTCAACAAGGATCTACAGGTTTACAAGGTTATACGGGTATTCAAGGCGGAACAGGTGTTCAAGGACAAACAGGACAACAAGGTCATACTGGAGTTCAAGGAACTACTGGAGTTCAAGGAGCAACAGGAGTCACAGGTAGTGATGGACAAACAGGTGTTCAAGGACAAACAGGACAACAAGGTTATACTGGAGTTCAAGGTTCTACTGGAGTTCAAGGAGCAACAGGAGTCACAGGTAGTGATGGACAAACTGGTGTTCAGGGACAAACAGGACAACAAGGTGCTACTGGAGTTCAAGGAACTACTGGAGTTCAAGGAGCAACAGGAGTCACAGGTAGTGATGGGCAAACAGGTGTTCAAGGTATTACAGGACAACAAGGTTATACTGGAGTTCAAGGAACTACTGGAGTTCAAGGAGCAACAGGAGTCACAGGTAGTGATGGGCAAACAGGTGTTCAAGGTATTACAGGACAACAAGGTGCTACAGGAATCCAAGGAACTACTGGAGTTCAAGGAGCAACAGGAGTCACAGGTAGTGATGGGCAAACAGGTGTTCAAGGAGTCACAGGACAACAAGGCTACACTGGAGTTCAAGGATCTACTGGAGTTCAAGGAGCCACAGGAGTAACAGGTAGTGATGGACAAACAGGTTCTCAAGGTATTACAGGACAACAAGGCGTTACCGGTCTACAAGGATCTACTGGTTTAGATGGTTATACAGGTGTGACTGGTCCTCAAGGGTTAACAGGCCAACAAGGAGTCACAGGACAACAAGGCGTTACCGGTCTACAAGGATCTACTGGTTTAGAGGGTTATACAGGAGTGACTGGACCTCAAGGGTTAACAGGTCAACAAGGAGTCACAGGACAACAAGGCGTTACCGGTCTACAAGGATTTACTGGTTTAGAGGGTTATACAGGTGTGACTGGACAACCGGGACTCACAGGCCAACAAGGAGTCACAGGACAACAAGGCGCAACTGGTTTTCAAGGTGTAACTGGATTACAAGGAGTTACCGGTGTTATTGGTCTACAAGGATCAACTGGTATCCAGGGAGTAACAGGACAACAAGGATCAACTGGTTTTACTGGATTACAAGGACCTACCGGAGTTCAAGGATCGACAGGTGGAACAGGCACTCAAGGCCCAACAGGTTTTCAAGGAGCTACAGGCCAACAAGGTTTCACTGGAATACAAGGTCCTACCGGTGTTCAAGGATCTACAGGAGTAACAGGCACTCAAGGCCCAACAGGTTTTCAAGGAGTTACAGGCCAACAAGGTTTTACTGGATTACAAGGCTCAACTGGTGTTCAAGGATCTACAGGAGTAACAGGCACTGAAGGGCAAACAGGTATTCAAGGAATTACAGGGCAACAAGGAACGACTGGATTACAAGGATCTACTGGAGTTCAAGGATCGACAGGAGTAACAGGCACTGAAGGCCAAACAGGTATTCAAGGAGCTACAGGGCAACAAGGTTTTACTGGATTACAAGGATATACCGGAGTTCAAGGATCTACAGGAGCAACAGGCACTGAAGGGCAAACAGGTCTTCAAGGAGTTACAGGCCAACAAGGATTAACTGGTGCTCAAGGAAATGTTGGAGGAACAGGATTGCAAGGTACAACAGGAATTACTGGTCAACAGGGTTCTACTGGTTTACAAGGAATTACTGGTTCAACTGGAGTGCAAGGAGAAACTGGCATACACGGGTCGACGGGGAATCCAGGAGTTACTGGTCAACAAGGAGCTACTGGTCAACATGGAGAAACTGGTGTTCAAGGTTTAACTGGAGCTACTGGAGTTCAAGGAGAAACCGGTTTACCAGGACTAACCGGACTCCAAGGATTAACAGGGGCATTAGGAGCTATTGGTGATACAGGAATTCAAGGAGAAACAGGTATTCGTGGATCAACTGGATCACAAGGAACAACTGGAATTCAAGGAATTACTGGTATACAAGGATTAACAGGAGTCGCTGGATCAATTGGAGAAACTGGATCTCAAGGTATTACAGGAGCTACCGGATTATTTGGTCCTGCTTTATTCAATCTTGTTAATAATGATCCAACCAATTTATCATTAGGCGCAAATTCAATTCTAAAATTGACTGGAGGTAGTAGTAGTGATGTCAATACAGTTGAACTTTATCCTTTTAATGCTGTATTTCTAACATTTGAAATTCCAACATTACCAATTGCTGGTAAACAAATATCATGTGTTTTAACTACTGGACCCAATGGAAGTAATTATCAATATGGATTTGATTTTAATGATACAAATTATTATTACTGGTACAATAATAGTGGAACTCCTGTTGTAATTGGTCCTTATACAGCTGGAAGTGTATTAAGTATAGCTGTAACTGCAAATGGAGCTTATTGGTATAAAAATGGAGTTTTAGTTCTTTCCCAACCTTTAGCTACAAATAATAGTAGTTTATATTCTTACTTTGCCATGGATGAAGCAGGATTATCTGTTACCAATATTTCTTTTGGTTATTTATCTACAGGAATTCAGGGAGCTGTAGGTATTACTGGTCTTCAAGGAGAAACCGGAAATCAAGGACAAATTGGACCCCAAGGCCAAACTGGTTCTACTGGTATAGTTGGAGCAACAGGACAAAATGGATCAACTGGTCTTACAGGGCCTCAAGGCCAAACGGGTTCTACTGGTATTGTTGGAGCAACAGGACAAAATGGATCAACCGGTCTTACAGGGCCCCAAGGCCAAACTGGTTCTACTGGTATAGTTGGAGCAACAGGACAAAATGGATCAACTGGTCTTACAGGGCCCCAAGGACAAACTGGTTCTACTGGTATTGTTGGAGCAACAGGACAAAATGGATCTACTGGTCTTACAGGGCCTCATGGCCAAACTGGTTCTACTGGTATTGTTGGAGCAACAGGACAAAATGGATCTACTGGTCTTACAGGGACTCATGGCCAAACTGGTTCTACTGGTATTGTTGGAGCAACAGGACAAAATGGATCAACCGGTCTTACAGGATCCCAAGGGCAAACTGGTCAACAAGGCGCTACTGGAATTCCAGGAGTCACAGGAGCCCAAGGCTTTCAAAACCTTGGTAATGTATTACGTGTGGATGCTGTGAATGGTAATGACTCTACTGCATCGCTTAACGGTCTTCCATATCAAACCGTAAACGCAGCTGTATCAGGAGCAACAGGTGGATGCACAGTATGGGTTATGCCTGGAACTTATAATCTATCTTATGGTGTAACACTACCGACGGGAAGTTCAATAAGAGGATTAAGTTTGCAAACGACAACTTTACAAATTTTAAATGCTACAACCACGACAAATTTAGTTACCATGAGCACTCAAACTCGTTTAGAAGACCTTACCCTTAATCTTACAGCAAATCCTGGATCAGCTGGAGTAAACCTTACTGGTGTATATTATCCATTAACTACAACTACTTCTTCAAAATTAAGAACAGTAGTCGTCAATGTTGGTTCAACAGCTTCATCCCAAGATACTGGAAATATTTATGGTATATATGCAGATGGAACTACTACAAATCCATTTGTGGTGCAATCTACCAATGCTATGCAACGAACGACAGTCAATGTAAATTCAACAAGCAGGGGTAGAAACTGTGCATTGTATGTTTCACCCACCGCTACGTGTCAATTTGCTGTAAGAGATTGCGTATTCTTTGCAAATTCAACTCTTGGAGCCACCGCTGTAGGAGTAGAATGTGGAGGAACGGGCTCTTTCCTTTCCATAAAAACTTCTAGTTGCTCAGGAACTACTAATGATATTAAACAAGATACCGGAGGATTAACTGGATCACAATCAACAATTCAATTATCATCTACTGATTTAATAAATGCAAACTCTGATGCTTATGGATTTACAACAAATGCATCTCCAAACCAAATTCAATTTGTTGTCTTTGGTCAAATTGCTAACAATACATATTATTTATCAAGTGGTAATGTAACTGGGTCAAATCTAGTAGCAGCCGCAATCGCATCAATTCCTTTTACTTCAAGAACAATAGTATTTGCAATGACAGCTTTTTATTCAAATGGAGCAACAGGTATATTAGCTGGAGATCAAGTAACTATAAATCTTTTTAATACATCAACTCCAAATACAGGTGGTTCGGGAACTTTAGTTTCAAGTATTATTCTTAATTCAACTACAGGGGCGCCTGCTTCGTCTCCTGTAAGATTACAAAATTTTAGTTCGACCTATTTAACAACCAATTACCTACAAATGCAAATTGTGTCCTCAGGAATGAACAATGCAAGCTATAATAATGGCACTCTTCTAATCTCAATTTCTCTTTATTAAATTACCATATAAATGGTATAAACATTTTTGTTTTGGTTACCTTGTATGTTGGGTATTTTCGCAAATACCATTCTTTAATATACATTCTTGGAACCCATCCTACTAGTATATTGAACAACAAAAGTCCTAAACATTTCCAAGATTTTGTACAATAAACAAAAGAACCATAAATTAATAATTCCCCCAAATAATTTGGATTTCTTATTAGTGAAAAAAATCCAACTTGTATAAATTTTTTTACATAGCGTAACGTATAATATTTTTGACAATCAGAACAAAAATGTAAAAATGTTCCAAAAGTCATTATAAATTGAGCAAGTAATAACTCATTACTAGTCAATTGCACAAAGTTTTTAATACATACCCATGGGTAAATCCAATAAAATGATAAATATAAAGAGGTTGTAATTACTCCAATAAATTCAACTGAATGTTGAAAAGAAACATCGGGAAATATAAAACTTTTACAAACCCATAAAAATCCATAACTGCCATGTAAGAATAAATATGTATATGCAGTTGGAGTAAAATTTTTGTAGTAATTCATTAAAGCAACAATCCAAAAAAAAGTGGAACCTTTCCATAAATTAATAATAAAACTTAATTTCATTTTTAAAAATGAAATTTAAATCTATAAATCTTTTTTTAAAAAATATTGAATAATAATAGATCATGTCTTGTCCAATTTCTTTTTATTTCAATGCCAAAGATCCAAATTTTTTCACCAAAACCATCGTTCTTAATGAATCTTCCACCAATTATCTTGCTCAAGTATTTATTACAGCTCCCCTCTATAATAATTGCGGTCATTTAATTGGTTCAAAAGTTTCTACAGATACAATCCAACAAACAGGACCAAATCAATATGTAATTAATATTGATTCTACCTATACATTTTTAAATAGTGGCACCATTAATTGGCATATAAGTTTTACAAATAATATCCCAAGTGTTTTATACCCAACCAATCAACTTTTTCAATCTAATATTGTTTCTACAACCGGTATTTATTTAGGAAAACAAGGAATAGTATCTATAGTAGCCAATAATAATGGATTAAGAAATGTAAATATTGTTTTTTATTAATCAATTTCCTCAACTGAAGGACCTTCATCATCAGGCTTGTCCGATGGAATTTCAGTATCTACACCCTCTGGTTTAGGGGGTTCTTTACTATGAGCCTTGATAAACTCTTGGAAACTGTTTTGACGTTCTTCAATTTCTTCCTTGGTGGCTTGAGCGTATGAAAGCCATTGAAGTTCCTCCTCAATCTTATTCTTAATCGCTTTAAGATCCTCGTTATCATCTCCTCCCTCAGGAATGTTGTTTTTCTGTGAGTAAAGAAGTCCTTCATACATATTGTGAGCATCGCGCTGTTCCTTGAATTTTTCATCCTCTTCCTTGTATTTCTCTGCATCAGCCACCATCTTTTCAATATCCTCTGCAGAAAGTCTGTTCTTGTCATTTTTAATGGTAAGATTTTTACTGACCTCTGAACCCGCATTGTCTACTTTTGCTGAAACATTAAGAATACCATCAGCAGAAATATCATAGGTAATCGTAATCTGAGGCACTCCCCTAGGCATAGCTGGGATACCCTCAAGATCAAAGGATCCCAAAACATTATTATCTTTGGAACGCTGTCTCTCTCCCTCCAAAATTTTAATAGTACATTTAGGTTGGTTATCAGAGTATGTGCTGAAAACTTGAGTTTTCTTGCATGGAATAGTCGTTCCTCTTTTAATCATAGGCGTGCTTACTTCGCCAGAAGTTTCAATCCCAATGGTAAGAGGTGTTACATCAAGAAGCAAAAGATTCGAGGTCTTGTCGGACTCGATGCCCGCTAGAATTGCAGCTTGAACAGTAGCTCCGTAAGCAACGCATTCATCTGGGTTAATACCAGTGTTGGGATCCTTTCCAAAAAAGTCTTTAAGAAGGGATACAACTTTGGGAATACGAGTGCTTCCTCCTACAAGAATTACATCATCTACCTTAGTCTTATCCATCTTTGCATCCTTAAGAACTTGAATGACGGGCTCTAATGTTTTGCGAAGAACAGTTCCAACAAGGTCCTCAAAACGAGCACGAGTCATGGTCAAGTTAAAATCCAAACCTTGGTAAAGAGAATCAATCTCAATATGAGCCGTAGTGGAAGAACTTAGAGTTCTTTTAGCACGCTCACAAGCTACATGGAGTCTACGACGAACTCGCTTGTCTCCGCTAATATCAAGTTTGTTTTTCTTTTTAAATTCACTAAAACAGTGTTCCACAAGAATTTGATCAAGATCTTCACCGCCAAGATGAGTATCTCCAGCGGTTGCCTTGACCTCAAATACACCTTCAGAGAGGTTAAGAAGGGAAACATCGAATGTGCCTCCGCCAAAGTCATATACCAAAATGTTCTTTTCCTTGTCTGCACACTTGTCAAGTCCATAAGCAATAGCAGCTGCAGTCGGCTCATTAATAATACGAAGCACGTTGAGACCTGCAATTACACCAGCATCCTTGGTAGCTTGACGAGCAGCGTCATTGAAGTAAGCAGGAACTGTAACTACGCAATCAACAACATCGCCTCCAAGATACCCCTCTGCAATTGTTTTCATCTTACCCAAAACCATGGCAGAAATCTCCTCAGGACTAAATTCCTTTTTCTCGTCCTTGTAATTAACAGAAAAATATGGTTTATTACCCTTGTTGATTACCGTGCAAGACATATGCTTAATGTCATTAGCTACAGTTGGGTCGTCAAACTTTCTTCCAATAAAACGTTTTGCATCAAAAATTGTATTTTCAGGATTTGAAGTTGCTTGGGTCTTTGCAGCCTCGCCTACTAGACGTTCGTCGGTAAATGCAACCCAACTTGGAGTTGTCCTATTACCTTGATCATTAGTAATAATCTCTACTCTGTCGTTTTGCCATGTTCCCACACAGCTATAAGTGGTTCCAAGATCGATACCGATAACTCTTTTTTCTGTCATTTTTTGTTTGATTGAAGAGTTTTAAATCTTAAATCAATTTTTGTTTTTTAAAATTCTCAACTTATGGCTTGTTTAGCAAGTTCTTAACAATATGTATAATTCCATTATCTAATACAATATCCCAATAAATTACCGGAGTGGTATAATTAAGCATCATAATATTTTTATCTGTAACTGTTGCCCAAATGTATGACCCGTCCATACTACTTTGTAATTGTTGATAAGGAGAGGTATATAATACTTTACCTGGAAATAAACCTCGCATATAAGTGTATCGAACAATTTTATTTGCCGTATTCATATCCATGTTTAACATACTATCTTCATCTAGGGAATCTTCCAAAGGTAAAAAAACAGTTCCCAAAAACTGAGGATCACCCATTCTCATATCCATTTGAGCTTTTTTAACAATAAATGAAAATTTAGGATGATACGTATCTATATACCACATGACACTATTTTTAGGGTATTTAGCCATCACTACTTTGGGCTTATATACCTCTTCCGGAAAAGCAAACGAGTTGTTGAAAAATTCAAAAGTTCCTTGATAACTAACCATTTTTTAATTTGTATTTTATTTCTATAAATTAAATTTTTTTGGTTTATGAAAAATAAAGAATTCCAAATTCTTTCTTATGCTTGGCAAAAAAAGAATCTTTAATATTTACACTTCTTTTTATATACTCCACTTTTGATTCTTTTGATTCATGGAAAAAAGGACAAGAAACCATCTTATGACAATCAGCAAATTTACAAGTTTTTGGTTTCCATTGTTCCAAATTATGAACATGTTTACACGCAGAGTCATGTCCTTCTTTATTATAACATAGAAGGTCAAATCGTCTTGTATAATTTTTATTAGCATGTTCATCAATTTTACTTGTTTTATTTCCTAATAGTCTTGGTCTAGAATCACGTTGGCGATTGTCTTGTCGATTGTCTTGGCGATTGTCGTGGCGATTGTCTTGTCGATTGTCTTGGCGAGAGTCGTGGCGATTGTCTTGGCGAGAGTCGTGGCGATTGTCGTGGCGATTGTCTTGTCGAGAGTCGTGTCGACTGTCTTGTCGACTGTCTTGGTCCTGTCTAGTCAATAGGGATTTAACTTTTGGGGCATCCTTTGGAGATCTAGATAGTAATCTACCAGAATTACTGTTTTTTACCGTATAAGTAGGTGGAGTAGGAGGTTTAGGAGGAATAATCTTTGCTTGTTCTTCTTCCTGTTGTATCGAACAAAGATTAATAGATTTGTCTTGTTCACAAACAGACCAAACTTTTACAGGCTGTTTTTTAGTTACAGGAATTTGAATTATTGGTTCTGGTTTTGGTATTCCAACAGGTTCCGTCTGATTATCTAAATACTCACCCCAACGTGGAAAATTAGCCGTATAAATCAAATGAATTGTCGGTGGAGGAGGACGTTCAAGTTCTATAAACCCAGGACCCTTATATTCAGTTACCAATGGAATCAAATCTCTTGAATCGACAAGAGTAAAAATAGGATTGCCTTCTTCATCATATTCCGTATCACTAAAAGTTTCATCCGTCTCAGAATCATTATTAAATGGTTTATACGCTCTCACGCCTGGAACTGAATCATTATCATCATCGGAATAATAGTCCGAGTCCTCGTCGTCGTATAAAATATCCTCACGCTTTGGCATTTATAAAAAAAAATTAAAAAGTTGAAAAATGTCTTGAAATTTATAAGTTGAATCTTTTTATTTAAATTTTTTAAAAAATCAATTTTTAAATTTAAGATAAAAATGTACAAAAATTTGGTAAGAAATCCTACACCTGTTATTGAAACTTCAAAAAGTATAATTGATCATCAAGCCATTCAAAACCTAATTCAATATTCTTTAAAACTAAATGAACTTTTTGTAAAGCAAAAAAAGGTAATTGATGAAATCAAACATAATCATGATAAGGTTTCTGAAAAACTTTTAGAAATCGAAAAAAATATAGAATCTTTGAGTAATATCGAAGTTCCTAGTAACATGAAAGAATACTGTTGTAAAGGAATTTATGTATCATTAGAAGAAACTAGTATAGAAAAGAAAAAATTGGCAGAACTTTATGATGTAGAAATTACAAAATTACCAAAAGAGGAAATTCAAAATGTTCAAGATTTGATTTTTACAACTATCCAAGATTTGAAAAAAGCTACTATTGCTTTAGAAAATACAATAATAAAACCGTTAATTTAAAAGAAAAATTTTTTTTATTAAAAAATGGATCTACATATTAAAGAGTTAGATACCAACATTATTGCTCCAAATTCATTAAACTTTATGAATCCAGAACAAGGAGGATCTAAAATTGTGGTAATTGGAAAACCTGGTTGTTTTCTACCGGGAACAGAAATTCTCATGTATGATGGTTCTACGAAAAATGTGGAGTGTGTTGCTGTTGGAAATTTAGTAATGGGTAATGATGGCTCTCCAAGAAAAGTTTTGGAATTATGCCAAGATATTGATAATATGTATACAATTTGTCCTGAAAATGGGGAGGCTTACACAGTCAACAAAAAACATGATCTAGTTTTAAAATATGGTGACAAAATAGAAATTATTTCTGTCGAAGCATTTTTACAAAAACCATCGATTTTGAAAAAAAAATACAAGTTATTCAAATCAACAGGAGTCGATTGGCCAGAAAAATCAACTTTTATGACTCCATACACCAAGGGTAATTTTTTATATGGAGAAAGAATTGGTAATGAATATAAGATCAATTCTCGCAAAAATAGATTACAGTTACTAGCAGGTGTTATAGATTCAGAACCTATAAAATGTTGGCCTTTATTTAATCTTTTTGACCCTTTTTACCATATAACTGAAAAAAGAGTTCAAATTTTAGACGATATTATTTTTGTAGCAAGATCACTTGGATTTGTTGCAATAAAAACAGATTATGGATGTAAAATTACGGGAGAGAATTTTAAAGATCTTCCTCTTAAAGTTCATCCAATTAAGAGGGGAATGAAAAATTGTCTTTTGAGTGATTTTAAAGTGTTTTATTATGGTAAAGGTGAATACTATGGGTTTAAGCTAGATGGAAATAATTTATTTCTCTTAAAATCATTCGATGTGGTTAAAAACACGGGAAAAACTACATTGATTACTTCGCTCCTATATGAAAAAAGAGATATATTTCCAGTGGCAATGATCATGTCAGGCACGGAAGACAGTAATGGGCATTATAAAAAAATTATTCCTAGCACTTTTGTATACAACAAATTAGAAGAAAAGAAAATTGAGGATTTTGTTGTGCGGCAAAAAATTGCGAAAAAGCACATTACAAACCCCTGGGGAATTCTTTTGTTGGATGATTGTACCGATGATCCAAAGCTGTTTAATAAGCCTTTATTCCAAGGAATGTACAAAAACGGAAGACACTGGAAACTTCTGTTTATTTTAAGCTTACAGTACTGCATGGATATAAAACCTGTGATTCGTACCAATGTAGACGGGGTTTTCATATTGAGAGAAACCAATTTGAGAAATAGAAAAAGTTTATGGGAAAACTATGCTGGCGTGATTCCAGACTTTGGTATGTTTTGCCAAATTATGGATCAATTAACTTCTGATTATACCAGCTTGTACATTCACAATGCTACTATTAGTAACAAGCTAGAGGATTGTTTGTTTTGGTATCGTGCTAAAAAGGTCCCTGAAAATTTTAGATTAGGTTCAAAAGATTTTTGGAAATTTCACAAAGCCAGATTTAATGATAGTTATAATGACCCTTATGTTTAACTTTGGTTATAATTTTGTATTGTTTCATTCGAAGCAACTACAAAATCGAGCTTACAAAATTGCATAAAAGTATGGGCAGACCCAATCAAATCCAATTCATTTATTTCAGTAAGAAATTCATGGTTATTTTCAACCTTTTTGGCATGATATCGTTTTAACATACATTGTTCAACCAAAAATGCATCTGCAGTATAAACGAGGTATACAAGTTTCATATTTGGAATTGCTGTTCTATAAGCTTTGAATCGTTCATTAATATCAACACCTTCAAATCCAACCTTGAAATCAGTATCATTTACTTTAATTATATAAAAAGATTGACCTTTTTCAAGTTTGTAATATTGTCTTTTTTGAAGCAAGCATTTATGTTTGTGTTCCACCTTTTTCTTTTCATCTTTTACCTTTTCTAATTCAATTTGAAGCTTAGTTAATTCTTCATTTGACTTTTGAATATTGTAATGTGCTGTTCCAGTTGTAAATAATTCTCTTATCCACCTTGAAACTTTTATAGCAAAAGTTGGTGATAACCATTGGGCAAGTTGAATAGCCAAATCAGGGTGAATCAAAGAGCATTGTAGAGATTTATCATTTCCACCTTTATTTGAATCTATTAAAGCCGAAACGTCGATTCCCGTTTCGGCGGATAAAGTGTCGACCAAAGAAAATGTGCTATCTAATCTATTCCAATCATAAAATCTTTTTCCTGCTACCTTGCAAAGCTGTGTAGCATTTATATAACCATCACTAAATCTAGTTTCTATAATTATTTCATCAATTACCAATGGATTATAATCTACTTTATTTTCTTTTTTGGCTTTGAGTTTATTTTCCAAATGAATATTTATTAAATCAAATAATTGTTCTTTGTGTATTTTCTGGTCAAATTGAAGTCCCATTTTTCTAGCTAGCAAACTTAATTGATCTTTATTATAATTATCATAATCTTTATCCCTATCTAATATTCTCAAATCATTTATAATTGTATCCAACCTATCAATAAAATCTTGTCTAATTTCAAAATTTCTTTTTTTAGGATTATTTGAACATTTACCACAGATTGAAAATTGTTCGATAACACTAGATCCACAACCTGCTTTGCATAAATTAGGATTTAGTAAGCTTTTAAAATATTGAACGACGTTATGAACCATTGTACTTTTAAGATCAGAAGATTTTCGTCCAATTTTGTAATGAGAAATAACAAGAATTAATATATCTTTAGGTATGTGTAAAATTAGGGTTTGTAATTGTTCAATATTATCTTTTACATTTTCTATATCTTTTATTATATTTTCAATAGCCTGTTTATTTCTTGTATTGTTTTCCAAAGCTCTACAAGATTTGCATTCCTTTCGATTATATTCAAAACAATAAATAAATTTTTCTACATTACAAGTTATGCATGTTTTTTTAATAGTAATATCAAAACTTTTATTTTCATGAACAATCATAGGATTTTCTTTAAATTGTTGGATTGTAATTTTTTTATCTTTTATTGCTTTTTCAGCCAAATTCATTAGATTGCGACAATTATTACACATTATATGTTGACTTGAAAATACATTTTTTTCCAAGTAATCTTGACAAACTCCATTACAATATTTAAAGTTTTCAGGAGCATTTCTATTTTTTTCTCTTAATGTTTGAGCATCTATACAAGTGTTTAAAAAAAGACGATAGGACATTTTTATATAGAATTTATTTCTTTAAGCCATTTTATTTTCAATGGCTCCCACTGTCGATAAACTTTATATCCAAAAAAAATTGATGAAAAAAATTTTTTCTTGACAAAAAAGCAACTTGCAACGACAAGACCCTCAAGATTATTAACCCAAACTTTTATTACAGATCTAAAACCAAAACCTAAAACCAGGAATTATGAACACCATGAACACCCTCGTCAATCTTATTCGTAACGCCGCAGCGCTCAAGAGCACTGATCAAGAGCCACAGGCCCAAGAGATCATCAAGGGTATCAAGAGCTTTCCCTCGACTCTGGGACCAGATCTCTTGATTGAGCAACGTCGGCCAGTGGAATCACTTACGGCCGCTCAGCGTGATCTTTTGACCCACCCTTTGGTCGACCCTTTCTCTGATCTGGTCGATCACATTCCCTCCTACTCGGACGAGGAGTGTCATTGGGTCAGGACAGCACTAATGACCATCCACACCATGACCGCCGAGGAAGTGAGGTCCAAGGAAGAAATCCAGAAAAGGCTCCCTCAAGTGGTCGAGTACAACTGTATCAAGAATTGTGCTTGGGATTTCAAGAAGCGGGACACCGTCATCCAGCTCAAGATCGAGCTCTCCGAGGCCAAGCCACTACGTTTGGTGGAGGCACCCTTTGACAAGGTTAACTCGTCTCTCCGTCCCATTCTGCGTCACAAGGGCAAGCCTTTCCAGTCTCTCCACATCACCAGCAATCTCGAGGCTCTTCGTCCTTATGTTTCGACATGCAAGTTTTTCATCCTGACGATTTGGGTCGGCCCCGAGGACAAGAAAATCACCGAGTCGGGGACGGGCTATAGGAGTGAGACGTTTCCTGGACAGTCGGTAGCCAAGGACAACGCAACCCGAGTCGTGATTCGGCCCCTGAAAGAGCAAGCTTTGGTCGAAGCGCTCAAGGATTTTGAGACGACCTTTGGACAGGACCCGAGTAGCCAGCATCTTGTTCCAGTCCTTATGCAGATGGACGATTTTTGCAAACTCTAGGGCTTGGTACGACTTTTGGGCAGGTCTTTATCTTTTGATCAAGTTTTAAAGTAAAAATAGTTTGGGTTTGGATTTTGGACTTACAATTTTTTTAACAAAAGAAAGTAACTATTAAATTTCAATAAAACGGAATTAATTGTTTGTAACTAATTGTTTAAAACCAATTGTTTGTAACTAATTGTTTAAAACCAATTGTTTGTCTTGATAATCTTTTAGAATTTCATGAATACATGATAACCTTCTATCAATTGGTTTAGAACCTTTTGTTTTTTTTGTTTGTAGGTGAATTTTTTTTTCAATTGACAAGGCCATTGATTTTGTCAAGTCTTGAATTGTAGAATGTACTTTCCATAAACCGGAACCTTTTTTCATTGTTGTATAGCGAGCTCCTCCTTTTATTTCTCCATTATGTTGTCTACACCGACGATTCAAATTGTTTGTGATACCAACATAAGTACAATTATTTTCAGAGTGGCAAAGTAAATATACACAATAATTCATAAATTTATTAAAAATAATTTTTTAATAAAAAATGGATTCGTCTTTAAATTTTCCAATACCTCAACCTCCAAGTCCACCCAGTCCAATTTTTCCAGTTCCTATTCCACAAGTAAAAATTGGTCAACAAGCTTCTAGTGCTTATAACCCAATTCTACAAGCTCCAGTAGTTGAAACACCAAGCCCGAGTTCATCATTAACAAGTCAGCCAATAGGGAGTCCGCAAGATTTGAAACTTAATGCTCTAAATACAATAAGGGAAATTTCAAAAGGGGTTTTACAACAAGATCTTAAAAGTTTACAAAGAGTTTTGAAACAAAACAAGGCAATTCAATTAGATAAACTTAATGAAATCACTCAAAAATTAAATACCGGAAATTTACAACAAGCAAAAAATCAATTAAAAAAATTAAAACAAGAATTAACCAGTATACAAAATTCTTTTGTTTTACCAATTCCTACAGTTACACAAGATCCAAGAATGGAAAAATTTCGTAATATGATCAAGATGGGAATTCCTCAAGGAGCTGTAAAAAATAAAATGACCATACAAGGTCTTAATCCTTCTTTATTGGATAATAAATCATCTTTTCAATCCAGTCAATCCGTTCCTGTTTCATCTTCTGTACTTTCTTTGCCTCCAAGAAATTTCTTGCAAGGTATTAAATCTGCTTCTCCTCTAAAAAAAGTTAAACAGATTATTAAAAAGCCTCTACAACAATTGCCTAAACCATCAACAGGTAGACTAGATTTAAGTGGGATAGGAAGTATCAAGTTGAAATCAACAACTCAACGTAAATTACCAACTGTTACACAAACAAAAAAACCATCGGTTGGAATTGATCTCAGTCAAATTGGAAAAATAAAACTAAAACCACGTCAAGTTATTAATACAAGTTCACAAAGTTCAGCTCCAGTCCTCCAAACTATTACAAATTCCGCTCCTAAATTAACTTTAAAGACAACTGGTAAAAAGCTATGGTAGATTAATGATTACAAACACCCGCGCAACACCTACACATTTCACTTTCGTCACATCTGTCGGTGCAACAGATATAAGAAGAAGGAGGAGCGCGTTGGAGCAAAAGTTCGGCTTCATCATAGGAGAGAGCTGGAGCGTGTTGAGCACGAAAGTGTTCTGTATAATCGAACTGACTGTCCTTAACCTGGGTAAAAGGATAGATTTGAGACTCCAAGTGATCCATATCCAAGAAAAGCTTGAGTTGGTCGTCGTCGTCCTTTACGTTTATGCAGGGGGAGATTTGTGACTCCGTGCGATCCATGTAGTTGTCGTCATACTCGAAACATTCCTCGCACATACCTTGGGTAAAGATAGGTGCACAACTGGCACACCCTCCACAACCCTTGCAATATCCAAAAGGCTGAGGGTGACAGGTGGAGCACTTGTTACAGCCGTAGCAGTGTGCAATTTCTCGGCAAACACTACAGTCCTTGCATTGCGAGCAAATCTCCGCGTTCCTGGCGTGTGGGCAATAGATGCTCTGGCGGACAAGGTAGTCCAAATGTTTGGTGAGCTCCTGCTCGGCTTGCTGAACCGCTTCATAAGATCCCCATATTTCAATGGTGTCCTGTAGCAGAAAAATGTAGAGGCACTTTGATTTCTCAGTGATTCGCTTGAGGTGCCTTCCTTGCTTGCCGATGATCAATCCTTTCTCGATACTCTTGTCGACGGGAACTTGTTGCTTCCAAATACCTTGATGAAGGCTGGGTGGGGAGTAATGGGAAGGGACGGGAGACCATTCCAGGGTGTAGGTCGAGTCGGGGAAAAGACGCAAATAGTAGCCTGGGTTTTGCGGAAGAATCGTGGTAAAGCTTGAATCCATATTGATGGTCTTGTTATTGATAGGTCCTGAGGTTTTTTTTTAACGGTTTGGTTAATTTCTTGGGTCTTGTTCGTTGAAAGTTGTTTTTTGATTGAAAAAAAAATAAAAAATCAATTTTTAGACTAAAAATTGATTCTTAAATTTCAATAAATAATCTTCTCAAAAAATGCAAGAACCTTCTGCTCCTCCTATTGAACAAATTAGTTATACTATTTCTCCAGTCACAATTCCAAACACAATTTATAGTGTTAATAATCCAACATTAAACAATATTCCTATTTATGATTTTACCAGTCAAGAACCCGATTCCAACAGTAAGAATGATTGTTTCACCTTTTGTTTTTCTTTCATGGTAGGTAAAAGAAGTTAAAATAATAAAGCAACTTTATCCATGTTAAACTTTTGAGAATTTTTATTAATCTAGATTCATGTTGATTTTTTTCAAAAGGTAATTCACAATAAACATGCGCTCCTAAAAATAAATGATAAATTATAATTGAAAAAGAACTAAATTTTTGAAAACCTTTACTATAAAATAACCAATTTAATATATAAAATAATCCAGCGAAAACAATACTTGCCATGTACCAAGACAAAATTGGATGTTTATTTTCAATACATGTAAATAATGTTCCAAAAAAAGCCAATAAAACATTCCATATATTTCCATATTTTTCATTTCTAACTAAAAAAATCAATTGATAAATTATAGCAATGTTTTGATTTCCTTTCAACAGTCTTTCTACAATCAAAACATGAATCAACATGGTGTCTATGAATAAATAAAATTTTAAATAGGTTAAATGAAATAAAAAGCTAAAGAACCAATGAATGACATAAGTAAACAGCAAAATATCATATATAGATCGTTTCTTTTGTATATAACTATATAGCATTACTCCGGTACTTAGACCTTCCAATAATCTCATTTGGATTAAATTTATTTACGTTTAAATAAATTTTCAAGAGTTTGTTCGCAAGAAATTTAGATGAAATGAGCATCATAAGAATTTTTCTTAATATATTTACCAGTTCTTGGATTACAAACATAAACGGATGGATCTTTTTCAGCACCTTTACATTGTTTTTTGGGATAATTGTCTTTATCAGGATACATGTTGAAAGTTTTAACGCGTGTTGGATAAGGTAATTCAACTTTAATACCTAATTTTTCAAGATCTTTACGCATTTGATATTTGGACATTTTTGGATATTGTGCAGGAGTTCTCCAATGCTCAGCTAAAGGATTTCCTACTCTGTTGAACAATTCTATTAATTCCTCATCATTTAAAAGCACTAGTTCAATCTGCCATTTTCCAATCGTTCCTTTTCTATTATCTCTAGCTGCATTGCCTCCAATTTCTAATAATTCAGCAATCAAGTATTCCAAAGCCGACGCTAAAAATATAAAAGATTCAACTGGAACGTCTTTAACATCGGCTCCCATATTTTTAATTATTTTTTTAATTGTTACAGGGCTTAATTGAAGAAGTACAATTTTGGTTACATTTTTTAATCCATGGGGACCTTCGCTACGAGAATATTTTACTAAATCTTTATTTGCCGTGCTTAAAGCATGTTTGGCTAATTCACCAGGGAGTAAATTTTTTACGGTATTTGTTAAATCATCCAAGGACATTGAGGGGCTTAAATTAACAATAGCTGATAGCACATTATTGATCATAACTGATATTACTTCTTTAGCTTGCCCATTTATTCTTAAATCAGGGTGAACTTGTTTTAAAACTTTAGAAATAGTTGAATTCATTTTTTATTTTAGCAAATAAAAAAAATCCAAAAAAAATTGATGTTTTCCTCGAATTAATAAATTTTTATTAAAATAAAACCATCCTCTTACCAAATAATTAATAATGGGCATTAAAAATTTACATCATTTTTTACGCAAGACTTGTCCTAGCGTTTATTCTACCGTACCAATATCTAAATATGCATTTAAAAAAATTGCCATTGATATTTCTATATTCATGTGTAAATTTAAAAGTTCTAATGGTAATAACTATATAGATTCTTTTTTACACTTGATTAGTGTCTTACGATATAATGAAGTTCATTTTATATTTGTTTACGATACAAAAGCTCCTCCAGAAAAAGATTTGGAAAGAAAACAAAGAATAGAAGCTCGAGAAAAAAACAAAGTTCGGGTAGAAAGAATAATGGAAACTTGGTTTAGTTACAAACAAGATTTAAACTTGACGGAAGATTCCATTTTAGAGCAAAATAATCTTGTCATCGAAGATGAAGTTCTTTTGGGATTTATAACCAAATTAATAGATAACTTGGATAAAATATCTGTAAAAAAGATTGATAATGAAATACATAAGCTTCAAAATTCAATTCTTTCTATTCGAACCGAAGACTTTAATTTAACCAAAGAGTTTTTCAAAACTTGTAATATACCATTTATTGACGCCGAAGGAGAAGCCGAGGCAACCTGTGCTTCTTTGGTTCGACATGGTTTAGTAGCAGCTGTTCTAACCGAGGATACCGATGTATTAGCTTATAAAACACCATTCATGTTACATAAATTAGATATTAGTAATGGCACTGTGGTTGAGATTGATTTTGAAGAAATCTTGTCCCAATTGAAATTTAATGAACAACAATTTTTGGATTTTTGTATCATGTGTGGAACTGATTACAATACAAACATATTTAAAATTGGTCCTGATAAATCTTATAAACTTTTACAACAATATGGTAGTATAGAGGGTATTGCTGAAGCGAACCCAAATATTTGTATAGATGTATTAAATTACGAAAAAACTCGTAGTCTATTTAATAACAAATTGGAATGTCATGTGCAAGTTCCATATTGTGGATTTCCAAATAAAGTCGAATTTGAAAAACTCTATTTTTTTAATAATTGTAAATTTGATTTAGAAAAATTATATAGTAGTTTTCATTTTAGTGTATTTCATGAATTTGAGTTTAAACAAAATGAACCTGAAAAGAAAAAAAACTTGCTATTGAGTTGTAAATAATTTTTTATTGTTAACAATAAAAATGAATAAAAGTTTTTTGATTCTTTATGTAGCAATTGCAATAACATTTCTTATTGCTTTAATAGAAATTACACCCCTGTTTCTATGGATACTAAAAACTAATGATAGTATAGGAAACACATCTTTGAACAGTATTTACCAGAAATTATTTAAATATCATTTAGATAAAATTGGATGGATAGGCTACATGTTGTTTTTTATATTACTAATTGTTCTAATTAGTTATAAATTAAAAAACGTGATCATTAAAACCCTATTAATTATTTTATGTATTATTTTTATTGTTGCTCCATGTTTTCCAATATTAATTTTAATTAATCTTTATTTAAGACTTAGATGTCGAAATCCACCTTTTATATATAATTACTCCAAAGTATTTCCACCAGGAAAAAAACTCGAATCAAGTTATTCAAAAATTGTATCCGAGTTTTTAGCTTATGAAACAAGTCAACCAGTTATTAATTGTATAAAAAAAAATAACCCCGGATTTCGTATTGAAAAAAAACTTTCAAATGATGAAAATTGTTGGAGATCATTATACTTGAAAAAACTTGGTAAAATAAACAAGAGTTTAATCTCATTTTTTCCAACAACCATGAGATTGTTAAAGCATAATCAAATACATAATGCATTCTTTAGTATTTTGGATCCTAATGTTGAAATTTCTCCTCACGTTGGCTATTATAAAGGATATTTAAGGTATCATCTAGGCATTATAATACCTGAAAAAAATGGAAAAAAGCCTTATTTAGTTTGTGGAGGTATCAAGTATAAATGGGAAAATGGAAAAGGTATAGTTTTTGATGACATGTTTCATCATTATGTTCGGAACCCGACTGGACAGAAAAGGGTTATTCTGTATCTAGATATAAAACGTAATAATCTTTCTTTTTTTGATAATTTTATTGTAGGAATGGGTTACCGATTCGCAGAAATGCATCCATTAGTTAGAACTTTTGTAAAAAACCAACACGTTCAATCTCGTCGCTCTTGAATCTTTAAAAATAATTTTTTATTGTTAGAAATAAAAAATGGAAATGGAGCAAACAACATATCAATGGATAGTTCGCTTAGTAACTACTTATTTATCACCAAGCAATTTCTTATCTTATCTTCGTGTTTTAAATCCTGAATATTTCAATGGTATTCAGGAATTTTTCACAGGACGACGGACTTCTATTGAAGAACGTCCTACCCAAGTATCAACTCCTAGACAAAATCCAATGATAAAAAAAGGCAAGTTTTTAAATTCTAGAATTAATGTAAAAAAAGCTCCCTATACAGGCTTATCACCGGAACTTTTAAAAATTGTAGAGACTATGAAAACACAAAAAAATGCTACTACCAATTTAGAATTAATTAATGCGCTAAGAGATGTAATTCAAAAACTTTTTATAAAAATACGATCACAGACTGTAAAGCAAAAAAAAGAAAAATGGAATCATATGAAAGACCAATATTATGCTCTTTATCAAGTGTTGAATGATTTTAAAGGTCAAAAACAACAATGAATTTGACTATAACCTTTGGAATCTTTTAAAATTTCAATCGATTGAGTCACAAAATCTTTGATAGTAGGCAAGTGACTAATAAGAAAAACTTGTTCACTTATACTTGTCAAGAAATTAAACAAAACATGAATATTTGAAATTCGTTCTTGATCAAATACAGAAATTCCCTCATCAATGATGAAGAAATTAGATTTTGGTTGACGAGAAAATTTACTAAACACCATTTTTAGAGATAAATCCACCATAAATGCTTCCATTCCTCCTAGATAATTAGAAACAAGAGCATTTTCTGAAGAGGATTCTATACCAACAATAACTTCCTTGTCCTGAACTTTTAATACCAATTTTTTATCAAAAAAAGATTGAACAAGTTGATTAATTTCATTCTCTATGATTGGCAAATACATTTTTAGCAGATACAAAGGCAAGCCATCTCTATCTATACAATTTAAAAGCAAGACAACAGTATCCATTGTTTCTTTACACTGTTTCCACTTTTCCATATTAATAGACCATTCTTTTTTCATATACACCATTTTTTCTAGATCCATTTGGTACGAATGTAATAGTTTTGTTTTTTGATCTAAAAGTGATTTTGTCGATTCTTTTTCTTGCACTAGTTTTTGAGATTGTTTGGTTAACGATTCATTTTTTTCCAAAATCAAAATTTGCTCCTCAATATTTTTACATTCCAAATCTAATAATAATCTAGATTGTTTCAAGTCATTTATTTTTTTCTCCAATTCATTTACTTTTTGTTTTCTTTTTTCAAATTTGGTAACTGTTTTTAGAAAACTGGATTGTTTTTCTTGTAAAGTAGATAATGAATTACTTTGATGTTTTTCCCAATAAGAATCTATATCTTGATAGACTTTGTTTTTACTAAAAATTACTAATAATTCTTCATATTCTTTCTTAAGAGGATCCAATTCTAGTAATTCTTTCAAACTTTTAATTTTCTGCTTATTTTCACAGGACAAGCGATAATTTTTGGTATGATTATATTTTTCAATTAAATGATTCAACAAGGTTAATTTTTTTTGACTTGTTTCTTTTTTTTTTATACTCTCATTACGTAAAGATTTTAATCTTTGAATTTCGTTTATGAAAAATGTTTGTAAACTGTCCATGGAAATTTTTTCAGGAATATGAAACCATGTTTGTTTAATCAATTCTATGATACTTTTCATTATATCCATAGATTGCTGGCATACTGTCTCTAATTCAAAAAGCTGTTTTTCCTGACGAGCTTGTTTTAAAATTTCCAAATTTTTCTTACAAGAATTACAATCTGGATTCACCTCCATTTTACCAGTATCTTTTAATTGTAACTTTAAAGCTTGTACTTTACATTGAGCCATTTCAAAATTATGAAAAACTTTATAAAAGTGTTGAATATTTTCTTCGACATTAGAATCGATTTCAGGAAATATTTCCTCTGCTACCTTGGCTTCCAATACTACTTTGTCTTGTTCCACCTTGGTCATTTTTAAGCATAGTTGATCCCATTCTTCATTACAAACTAATTCACAATTGTAATTGATAGTGACACATTCTAGCTCCAATATTTTTTTTTCCAATTCCATTTTTCGTTCATTCCATTGAGTAGAAATTTGTGTTGATTTTTCTAATTGTTCTTTAACTTTTTTATAAAAAGATTGCCATTTTTCTTTTGAACCTACAACAACCCATTTTTGAATATCTGGATCCTCTTTACAACTAATTTCATTGCAATTTTCCATTAATTTTATTTCATGGGTAACATTTTCAAGGTCTCTTTTAAGCTGATACAAATCATACAAGTCCAGATACTCTTTTAATTTTGTAATTTCATTTTCCGTAGAAAGTTGCGTAGAATCATTTTCTTTTAACTGTATACTCATTTCTTGCTTTTTTTGCAAGGCTTGTTTTTTAGAGCTAAAAACACAGTGCTGTTGTTCTTTCAAGAGAGTATCTGATTCTTTTTCTATTTTTACAAGAGTTTCCTGTAATGTGTTTAAATCAGTAGTCAATGTTTCTATACTTTTTTTTAATTGCAAGTTCTTTTCTTGAAATTCTTGAGAACTTTGTTGACCAATTTTTTCACGATAAACTTTTTCCTCTCCTTTTAAAAGTTTTAAAGCATCTTCCTTGTCTTTTCTATATTTTTCAAACCAATCAAGACCAAATAAAGTATAGAGAAATTCTTTCTTGTCTTTTTGCGTCACTTCTCTAAATTGTTTTTCTCGTTGTTGAAGACAAATATTGGTGAATAAAAAACTTTCCAAATTTCCTAATAAAGATTCAACAATCTTGTCCGTTTTCTTTCGATGCTCTTCACTGTGATCTTTCCATTCTTTTCCATCAAACACAAAAAATTGTTCTACAATTTTAATTACATCGTTTTTTTGACGACTACAATTTTTTATAATTTTATATCGATTATTTCCAACTTTGAAAATAATTTCTCCATATGCTTTTTTTTCCAAATGATTAATAATTTCTTTTGGAATTTTATTTCCAGAAGTGCCTCTAGTTATTTTTCCAAATAATAAAAATGAAATAATATCAATAATGGTGGACTTTCCAAAAGAATTTTTGCCAAAAATACCTGTAATCGTATTACTTTGTAATTTGTTAAAATGAATAATATTGGAAGACCCGTATCCAAATAAATAATCAAATTTTATTTCCTCAATTTCCCAATCGGTAAAATTGTTTTTTTTTTGAGAAAGAACATTTTTTCTAAATTCTAATTGTAAATCTGAAATCAACTTTTCAACCAACGTAATTGGATTTCCATCTAATTTTTCCAAGACAAATGTTCGAATCCAAAAAGGTTCATTGGACCCATCTGGATTAAATTGAGTTTGAACTTGTAAAGAGGAATTTGAATTTAAATTTTGAGTAGATGTGTGTTTTTGTTGTAACCTAGCGTTAGGTAATATTTTTTTAAACGCTTTACAAAAATTATGATTTGTTTCTTTATCTTGACTCATAAAAACTCTCATATTGGTATTGCTGGGAATATTTTGTAAAAGTTGATTAGAATCAGTCCAGTCTAAAACGTAATTGTAATATAAAATACGCAAGGTTTTATTTTCAAGGACGGCTTCCGTATAGCAATAAGGATTATTGATTCTAAAAAATTGAGAAGTTTTATCAATCAAATTCCAACATAAAACTCCATGATCTGGATCTGTTTCGCCAAAATTTTGACTAATCAAAGAACCAGAGTAAGCCATTGTTTTTTGAGTATTCATGTATTGATATTTATGGATATCTCCTAAAAGAATAAGATCAAATCCCTTAAAGTCATCTACTGATTTATCTCCGCTATCTGATGCATAACCGATATTATTTTTCCAACCACAAATCTGTCCATGGTAAAGTCCAATACACATTTTTTTATCAAAAAATTTAGGATTTGATTTTTGATCTTGAATAATATCCAACCAAATGTTTTCTTGTAAAAGAGAATTTACAGCAAAAATTACATTACCAAATTGATAATATCCCGAATCTTTCAAGTAAAAAACATTTTCAGGAAGTCGATGATGTAAGATACATGTTATACTATCTATACGTTCTTTATTGTTTAAAAGTGCATCATGATTACCAGCAATTAAAAAGGTTGGTGCTATACATCCAAGGTTACTTAAAAATCCATAACTCATTAAAATACATTCGGGTGTTAAATCAATTTTATTATGTAAAAGGTCTCCCGTAATTACAATTAAAGAATCTTTGATCTGTGGACATTTTTTTAGCGTTTGATATAATTCTTCAAATACAAATTCGTATTCCTCTTTTCTTGAATTTAGACGGATATGAATATCGGACAAATGAAATATAAATTTAAAATTTCCATTGATTTCTAAAACATTCATGATTGTTTGTTTTTAAAAAATACTATTCATTAAACATCATTTTTTTATTTTTTGTAAAAGTAAATGTATTATGACGAGTTGACTGGTGTTACCTTTAAAAATGCTTGTGGCTTATTTAAATTAAACAACTCTTTAAAATCATTAATTCTTGAATTTATGAACTTGGAATGGACAATAGCTGAAATGGAGTTTTTAAGAAAAGATGCCAAAATTGCATTTAAAATGGCACAAAAATATGCAAAATTAGGCGATCGTTACATGTATGAAAGTTATATGAATCAAATTAAAAAGATTCAAAAAAAAATCGTGTTGGATTTAAATTTGGATGATCTAATGGTAGACCAAGAAGCAGAAAAAAATTTTTTGACAGAATCGATTGAAATATTTTTTATGGAACTTGAAAGTTCAGCTTTACAAAATAATGTTAAAGATGTTAAATGGTATACCCAATTAATTAAAACTTATGCACGTCGACTTAATCAAAATTTCATGGAAAAATTGGAAAGTATAATTAATACTCCATGTATAGATGCTTTTAATCCTATTGATACCTATATTCAAAAGGCTGAAAAATATGCAAGTCAAGGTGACGAATTAATGATGAAATATTACATTCATATGGCAGAGCAATTAAATATTCCAGAATATCTTGAAACAATTTCTTCTATAAATATTGATCCTGTTATTCAAAAAAATTTCGTATCTAATGAAATTGATTCTGTTTTTCATCTTGCCTTGATTGATGCAAAAAAAGGAGATTTATATTCTATGGAATATAATATAAAAACCATTTTATACTTGGGAAAACAAATAAATGAAAATGTGGAGGACAAAATTTCCAAAATAAATGAATTATATCAAGAATTCAAATTTAGTAAATCATTTTAAGAAATTATACACTATTTCTCTTTATTAATTCCTGAGCTTGTTTTATGCGCTCTTTATCTTGCTTTAATGAATGATTTGCCATTTTGGCTAAAATTTCTTTTGCTTTTGGAATTTGTTTTTTGGCAACGTATGCTTTTACAATTTTTAATAAATTTTGTGTAGTATTATCTAATATTGCTATTCTTTGAGCTTTTTGAATTTCAATTTGTTTCAAATAAATATCAATTAATTTTTGTAAGCTAGCTTTATATTTTTTATTCAAAGTACTTTCTTTACAAATTTCTTTTAAAAGAATGGAAATATTTTCTGCTTTGTTATATTTTTTAGTTTTAATATAATACTCTAAAAGATCTAATAATTTTTCACAATTTTTAACTTTAATCAACATACTTTCAGCTTGTTGTAAATTTTGATTTCTACTATAATATCCCAATTCAAAATCAGACATATTTTATTAAAAACTAGAAAATAAATTTTCAATGAATACTGAATAAAATTTAAAAAAATTTTATTTGAATAAAAAAAAAGATATGGGAAATATTTTATCATCACCTCCCCAACCTGGAGTTCAAGGACCTCCAGGTGCTCCAGGCGATATGGGGGCTGTAGGAGTTCCTGGTTCAGTTGGAGAACCTGGTATACAAGGAAATATAGGTCCAGTTGGTCCAACGGGTCCTCAAGGTCCAGACGGAATTCAAGGTCCTATAGGAAAGAAAGGACCGACAGGAGAACAAGGGCCTATTGGAAATCAAGGAATTCAAGGTTTAACAGGTAATATAGGTCCTACAGGATCTCAAGGTCCAGTAGGTTCAAAAGGACCTATTGGAATTCAAGGAACTCAAGGTCCTCGAGGAGGTTTAGGCCCACCGGGACCACAAGGTCCTGGGATTCCTCTATCTGGACAAAACTTGATTTTTGGATGGACAAATGATAATTGTTATTCAGGAAATTCGTCTGCTCTATCTGGAGGATCAGTTCCTCTTGTTTATTCATCTACTGGTTCCAAAATTTATGATAAATGTGCTCAACTCGCTGTAAATAATAATAGTCCAATTTTTGCGCTAAAAAGTCAACCTACTGGTTCGGGAGCTCAGTGTTTATGGGGACCCTCTGGTAGTTCTGCATCTACATTACTGAATAATTTAACTAATGTTGATGGAAGCTCAATTATGAAACCATATGTTAATACATGTACAAATCCTTGCGGAGATGGAACTTACTGTGGTAATACTGGATCTTATAATGTTTTTCAAATCACTCAAACATCTCCTATTACTTATATGCCTTTAAACAGTGCTTACGCCTATCCAGCAACAACCAATCCATTGGGAACTCAAACTTCTGACAATTCAAATATCATTTTCAACAAGAACAACTTATGTGTAGATACAACCATGTGGGCTGGTTTTACCGCCAATAAAAGTAATATTGATGGTTCTTATGCTGATACAACTTGTTCAAATTCCTCAACACAACAATTTAATTTTTATAATGGTCAAATTATTAATATGAATTCTGGAAAATGTCTTGATGGAGGTGATCGATGGTTTTGGAATACTTGTAATGGAAATACTTATCAAACTAATTTTTCTGTAGTAAATTCAGGTAATGGTTATATGATAAAGAGAAATGATACAAATAAATGTATGGATTTAGGAAATCCAAATGTAAATTATTCATGTGATCCAAGTAATACCAATCAATTGTTTACAATTCCTGGAATGACAAGTCAAAATTGTTGGGGTTCAAATTTTACATTTACAGGGGATAGCAAATTAAGTTTACCTGTGGCCCCAGCTAATGCTACGCTATTAACAATGTGTAAAGCAATAAAATCATTAGACGGAAGCTATCTATTTGCTATGCAAAATGATGGAAATGGAGTAATTTATAATAGTTCTTATCAAGCCGTATGGGCTACAGGGACTTATAGTGCAACATATAAAGGACCTTATACTTTTGCTTTATTGAAAAGTGGAAATATCGTAATTTATGACGGTTCCGGAACTATTACATGGCAAACAAATAAAACTTTACCAAGTAATTCAACGGGAGGTGTATTAATGATTCAACCTGACGCTAATTTGGTCTTATATAATGGGGCTCCTACAATTTCAGGAACTTCTATTATAGGAAATATGATTTGGTCTGCTCGTTTACCAACCGTTTACTCTGGTTCTGGAATCCAACTTTGGTTGAATGCTGGTCAAGGAATTACCAAAAATGGTTCTAATGAAATAACTCAGTGGGATGATTTGTCCGGAAAAGGGCGTAATGCTACTCCTTTCGGCACAGGTGGTAAACCTACTTTAACAACTGGAATAAATAATTTACCATGTGTGCAGATTTCAAAAACTAATGGTCTCAAATGTTCTGTTCCTGCTGGAACTTTTAATAATGGAGTTACCATATTTGTAGTGTTTAAGAAAAATGGACTGTCTGGAGTGCAAAACGGGCTTATATCTAGAACGTTATCAGAAACTAATATGATCCCCGGACCCTTTGATATGTATAAAGTAACAAGATGTGGAGGAGGTAATAATAGCACTTATAACTGTGGTACAAGTGCTATTGATATTGCAGATCAAAGTTCTCCAACTATTTTTTGTTGTGTAATTACTACAGATAGTATTTGGAGTTCAACATTTAATGGATCCATTGATATGAATTCATGGGACTTTAAATCTGGAACCTCTATGGGAAATGCAAGTTATGGAGATACAGGTAATGCTATTATCATTGGAACAAGAGGTGATCAAAGCACTTGGATTAACGGGCTTTTTGGAGAAATTATTCTTTATAATGGAGTTTTAAATGATACCGACATTAATAATGTAAAGACGTATTTGAAAAATAAATGGAATATTTCTTGGTAATATTTATTTAAAATTAAATTTAGATATATTAAATGCACCTTTCACAGGTAGAAAATGGTTTTGTAAAAATTATTAGACCAAATGGAACCTCTTATGAAGGTTTTATTGAAAATAATAAAAAACATGGTTTTGGAATCAAAACTTATCCCGATGGATGTGTTTATAAAGGACAATTCCAAAATGATAAACGTCATGGAGAAGGATCTTTTACATTTAAAAATGGCGATACCATCGTAGCAAATTTTAATCATGGTAAAATATGTTCTTTGGAAGTCAAATATTTATTTTTGGATGGAGCAGAATATGTTGGTGAAATGTTTAAAAATAAATTTACTGGGCAAGGAAAATATAAAAAAGGAAATTTTGTTTATGATGGAGAATGGAAAGACAATAAGCCTCATGGATATGGTGAATTAAAAGATGAAAATAATTTTTTCTATACTGGAACTTGGGAAAATGGTAAACGAAAATTTGGTATTTTATATTTTCCTAATGGTGACAAATATGAAGGAGAATTTCTAAATCAAGATATTCATGGCAAGGGAGTTTTAAAAAGTATAGATGGATCAGTTTATGATGGTGATTTTGTTTTAAATCAAAAACATGGTTTTGGTATTAAAACAATGACAAATGGAAATTGTTATGAAGGGTTTTGGAAATTTGACAAGAGAGAGGGTAATGGCACCATTTATTTTGCAAATGGTGAAATTTTCAAAGGGCAATTTGAAAATGGTAAAAAATTGATGTCCAATTAGGATATTAAAGATAATTTAAATGAGGCAACTTACGGAACAAGAAATTGATTTTATACTCAAAGATGTACCAAGTTTTTTCCCAAATTATTTAACACCCGAAATAAAAAATTCATATATTGGAACAATGATGAAAGATTTAAAACTTTTATTGGAAAAGGAAAAAGTCCATAATGATTTTAAAGACGTCTCTCAAATTAAGACTGAAATTGAGAAACACGTCAATCAATCTTTAATTCAACCAGGAGAAGGAGTAGGAGTCATTTGTGCTCAAAGTATTGGAGAACGGCAAACTCAACTATGTTGTGGGTATGATGAAGAAATATTGATTTATGTTCATCATAAAAAGGTTTTTGAAAAAATGGGTAAATTTATTGATTCATATTTTTCAACGTTTTATCATTCTGTTAAAAAATTACCCAATGGAAGTGAAATTTTACAAGTAGCCTACGATTTTGATTTAAATTTACCCATGGTTACAGAGAATGGAAAATCTCAACTTGTTCCGTTAATTGAAATGAGTCGTCATTTACCTCATGGTGATTTATTAAAAGTAACTTCTAAAACGGGACGATCGGTTCTTACAACTCTTTCACATTCACATTTACGTCTAGATGAAAACAATAAAATAGTCCCTGTAAAAGCTTGTGAGTTGAAAATAGGGGATTGTATACCTGTTCTTCAAACAAGAAAATGGGGAGTGTTTGATTGGTTTCAAGAATCAAAAACTTTTATTCCTTCCAATCCAAAAATACTTACAGAAGATAGAATTGAATATGAAAATATAGATGATATTAATCAGCTGGCCTTGTTTCTAAATTTTTATGGAATTATTTCTGAAATTACGTCTTCAAGCTCACTAGTAGTTCAAGGAAAAGAACAAATTAAAAAATTTCTAAGCAAAAATATGGATTATACAGGTCCAGATATATTTTGGGATCCCATAATTGAGCTATCGATAATTAAAGAAAAGGATTATCCTCATAAGTATGTGTATGATTTTTCTGTGGAAGGAAATCAAACGTTTATGATGAAAAATGGAATTTTTGTTCATAATACTCTAAATTCTTTTCATTCTTCAGGATTATGTGTAGCTACAGTGGTAACAGGAGTGCCTCGTTTTTTGGAGTTATTAAACGCAACAAAAGATCCAAAAATGTCTAGTAATACATTTTGTATTCGACAAAATGTAAAAACTCCAGAAGAAGTTCGATCTTTAATTGAATGTTCTTTGATTAATTTTTGTCTAAATGATCTTGTCATTTCAGAAAAGATTTTTTTGGAAGAAAAAGAGGAAGAATTTTGGTTTGCAGCTCATGAAACTATTTACAGTAATCAATTTAGAGATTACAAGTCTGGAATTTCTTTTGTTTTGGATGTAGAAAAAATTTACAAGTACAAGATATTACTTACTAAAATTAAAAATAAAATTGAGACTACTTATGCAGATATTTGTTGCGTTATTTCACCAATGTATATTGGTCAATTAGATATTTTTGTAGATTCTTCTTCGATTCAAATTCCCAACGATGAATCATTACCTCTTTTTTTAAAAAATCGTAATTATATTGAAATTTATTTAGAAGAAGTTGTAAAACCAAAGTTACTCGAATTGGAAGTATGTGGAATAAAGAATATTAAAAATTTTCATTATTCATTAGAAAATGAACGTTGGAAAATTCAAACGGAAGGATCCAATTTTACCGAAATTTTATGTTTACCTTATGTTGATATATCTACTGTTTCAAGTAATAATATGTGGGAAATTTATAATACAATGGGAATAGAGGCAACTCGAGAGTTTTTGATTGAAGAGTTTACGAATGTGGTTTCCTCCGATGGAACTTTTATTAATCCATCTCATATTTTGCTCTTGGTTGATGTAATGACATATCAAGGAAATATTACATCTGTTTCTCGTTATGGAATGAAAAAAGAGCAAATGGGAGTTTTAAGTAGAGCCTCTTTTGAAGAGTCATTAGATCAATTTTGTAATGCTGGATTTTATGCGGAAAAAGATTTTATTAAATCTGTATCTGCAAATATAATGTGTGGTAAAAGAAGTAGTATAGGATCTGGTCTTTGTAATTTAAAAATGGATTGGAAAACGATAAAAAATAAATAATTTTGTTTTCAACAAAGCATGTTTGTTGGTTTTTTCACCTTTGTATTTTTGATTGCAATTACAATTTTACTAATTTTGATAATAATAAAACTTGTGAATGTAGTTTATGAGGAAAATACTTTTAAAAAATTCTTTTCTAGCACTAGTTGGAAAAATATTCTACTTGTAAAAAGAAGCAAAAAACAAAAAAAAATAGCAACCATTCCCCCAATAGAAGAACAAAGTATAACACCCGAATACACAGTTTCTAGTGAACCAGAAATTATTTTATCAACACCTTATCCTAATCAAGTTCCACGTCCAGGAATCGTTAATTCTCCAGAACAAAGTCCAACGCAAATAAACCCATCACTAATGCCCTACCAACAGAAGCTTTTTAATCAAATATAAACTATTTTGGTATAATATTCATTTTAAATGCAAAGCCATCTTCAAAATGAACTTCTATTAAATAGTGATTTCCATTTAATGAACCAAAACCTGTTCCATCATAAATAATTAATTGTTCATTATTTAATTTTTCCCATTGGTTTTGTTTTAATGTCAATTCTCGTGATAAAAAATGTATATATCCTTGTTCAATTTCTACAGAACTATCAATCCATTCATAAAATTTTCTATCTGCAATAGAATTTATAATGCGATTAAGAACACGTAAAATTCCAACTTTTTTTTGATTTTCATCATGCAAGTCATATAAAATTTCAATGGTTTTTTGATCATTCTCATGGTTGTCATTCAAGTAATCAATAGCAAATGGAGATTTTGCAATTTGAAATGTCATTGTATCCATTTATTTATAATAAAAAAAATAACTATAAATAGATGGGATCATCAGCGTCTTTACAACCAAATTCACTTTCAAAGAACAAAATCCAATTTATTCAATGTTTTCATGGAAAAATAATCAAAAAAACATTTTACAATCGTAAAATGTTTCTTAATGAATTATCTATATTACAAGAATTAAATTCTTATTCTTTTATTATAAAACCTTATTATTATTCACTGCCCGCACATACTATTTTTTATCCTTATTATACTTTTGATTTTTTTACCATTATGAATAAAAAATTACTTTCCTTTTCAAAAATGTTGAAACTATTTTATCAACTTTTGATTGCTGTCCAACACTTGCATGATTTAGGAATGGAACATCATGATATAAAATTAGAAAATTGTATAATCGATAGCTCTTTCCAAAAATTGTATTTGATTGATTTTGAATTTGTTTCTAAAAATTACAAGTTGGATAGAATAAATTTAAAGTCTGGCACTCCAGCTTATCAACCTCCAGAATCATATTTTGAAAATATTTGTCCAATGTTTTCAAAAAAAGATATTTGGTCTTTGGGAATATTTTATTTCATCTGTAAATATGATTATTTTCCAATTATAGATAATCACCAGCAAAATTATATAAATTTTTTTGAAAATGAAATACCCAAAATTTCCATTACAATCAAAAAGTGTTTTTGTTTAAAGCCCAATGAACGTATTGATATTCAAGAATTAATTAGAAATGTTGAAAAAGAATTGGAAAATTAATAAAAAATATTTATAAATACATGTGAAATACTCCTACATTCATCACTTTGGCAAGCAACCTTTACACTGTTGGCGATTCTTTCAAATCTTGTTACATGTTGATGACAAGTCTGACAAGGACCATAAACCGTTTCATTGTCACATAAATCATTACAATAATCTTTCAACAAATTTGACAATTTGATTTCTAATGCCTTTACAAATTCTAAGTAATTAGAGTCTTGAATTTTGTAAACTAAATTTAAAAGTCCAATTAGAGATTTGTAATTTTTTTTTAATAATTTGTTTCCAATCATCTTTTCCAACGTTTTTTTCTTGCGATTTTTAAAATATTCATTTTCATTTCTAATCCAATAATTGATAACAATAGATAAAGCTTGCGACATTTATTTAAAATCTAAATTTATTTTGTTTAAATAAATTTATTGGAATTTTTATTAGAAGTTTTTTATGCTCGTAAACGCCTCATAATCTCTTCAAAACCAGGAGGAGTTGCACCACGTGTTGTTGTTGGACGAATAGTGTTAAATCCAAGAGCTTCATAATCGGGACGAGCTAAATTACGAGGAACTTGTGTTGTTGTTGGACGAATAGAGTTATATCCAAGAGCTTCATAATCGGGACGAGCTAAATTACGAGGACCTTGTGTTGTTGTTGGACGAATAGAGTTATATCCAAGAGCTTCATAATCGGGACGAGCTAAATTACGAGGTCCGTGAGTTGTAGGATGAAATCCAAGAGCTTCTGGACCAGCGCCAGGAAAACCGTGAGTTGTAGGACGACTAGTGTTAAATCCAAGAGCTTCATAATCGGGATGAACTCCACGAGGACCGTTTGTTGTCGGACGACTGGTATTAAATCCAAGAGTTTCATAACCTGGTTGGACAATTTGTGTTGTTGGTGGACGACGAGGACGTTGAGTTGCTGGGCGACTAGTGTTTAATCCAGAATTACCGCGAGGACCGAGACCGCGAGGACCGCGAGGACCTTGATAACGTGAAGGAATAGCACGAGGGACTACAGTTAATGGGCGTTCAACTGGACGGCCAGTTGGACTACCAGTTGGACGAGTTATTGGAGGAGTTATTGATCGAGGATTAAATGTTCTTTTATTAGGGCGGAATAAGACATCTTTAGTTTCTAAAGCTTTTGGAAATGTGCTTTTGATATTTTTTTTTACCTTGACAGGTTGATCTGCTATTTTTTCTAAAATTTTTATCAACATTTTGTTATTAGTTACATAATCACGGCATTTTAGTGGTACTTTTCCTTTTTTTTTATGTTCCATACAAGTTTTTACGCAATCCTTGCAATTTTTTGAAAATAATCTTAATTTAGCTACATCTAATGGTATTTTACGTGGTTTAATTAATTCATCACAAGAATGACAATTCATTTTATTATTAAAATTATTTTATTTTTTTACAAGAGTTGGAGCATTTTCAATGGTAGCAGCTAAATCTAAGCCCAAGTATTGAATAAAAGAATTATTATCATCAGGAATTCCTGATTGACGTCGAGCTTCCATATATTTTTCACGGTATTTATTAACAAATTCTGGTTCTTTATCATCAATTTCTTTAATTCTTTCAGTGGCTTTTTCAAATGACTCTTTCATTTGTTCCATTTTTTTTAAAGTTTCATGATAAGTCCAAACTAATTGAGCTCGCTTTACATTTTCGGTAATATACTCCTCAAATATATCCTTTGGCTCTCCAGCTTGAGCTCTTTTGGATTCATCTAATAATTGTTTTTCACGATCTTTAATATCCTCCATCTCTCCTCTTTCCTCTTTTTTCTTTTTAAGAATGTCTTCACTAATAATATCCGTGGTTTTTTGACGAATATCAATCTTTTTAATTTCTGTAGTATAACCCTCAGATGTTGTTACAGGAAATGGACGTCCAACATAAGCATGATAAACTTCATGATAAGAGTCAACATTTCTAATTAAAAATTCGGCTCTTTCATTGGCTTCTTCTTCAGTTGCATAAACTCCTCTAACTTTCATCATTCCATAAATATTGTCTTTATCAGGTTTTGCTCCAGAGGAAGGAACGAATGAAACAAGAGCAATTTTTTGATTTGGTTGAAAAGGATCAGCATAATATCGGTCTACTTGTGCAAAAGTAATATTGTTGGATAATTTCTCTAAAGCAGATTTTAACTCTTCAGGATTTAAAGGTCCTTCTATACTTTTAGGGGTATAGGGGACATCTTGGCGATCAGAAGGAGACACTAAGGAATGCATTTTTATTCAAATAGGTAATCTTTTAAACTAATTTAAAACGATTCATTAATTTGAATAAAAATGATTGTAGATTATATTTTATCTTTATTAACCTTGGCTGTTTCAAAAATCTCCAAGGAACAATGGTTATATTTCTTTCTTGACAAAATTGGTAAAGGATTATACAAGTATAAAACAAAGCATAAATTAGATACAAATTACTGGTTTAAATCTACCTATTTAGAAAAAGATTATACTTTTTATTCAATGTATTTAGAAAAAAAAATTCAAGATACTGAAAAAATAATTAGTGAATCAAAAAATTTGGAATATATTAATTTACGTTTAAAATATTTGGACATTTTGAATTATTTAAAAACTACTAGAGATAATAATGTAGTAGAATGGATGGAAGAATTGTTTCCACAAAAAAATAAAACAGTTTGTCTCAATAGTGATTGGTTAATTCTTTTTTCTGATTACAGGACGGAAGATCAAGAAGAATTTATTTTAGATCCTCAAGATAAATCCCAAAAAATTAAAAATTATCTTTTTTTTATTGAATCTATTGATAATATTTTAAAATCTAAAATAAATCCTTTTGATAAAATCCACCAGCAATCTTTTATTTTAGCAACCACTTTTGAAAACATGTTGATTAAAATATGTTCTTATTCTAATGTTGATGTTTCAAAAACAGAAATTGAAAAAATTAAATTCAAAACTTTGGCCAAATTTATCTAAAATTCATTCTCAAATTCCTCATCAGTGGATATTGTTGATGTTATTTCAGTATTTTGAGTGGATTCGTCTAATTCTTCACTAGAGTCACAAAGTTCATCCATTTCATCACTTACACTTACATCACTTTCATCATTTTCATTGTCATTGTCTTGGACAGAAACATTGTCTTGGACAGAAACATTGTCTTGGACAGAAACATTGTCTTGGACAGAAACATTTTCATTGTCTTGGACAGAAACAAAAACATTGTCTTGGACAGAAACATTGTCTTGCACAGATTCTGGATTCTCGTTTAGTTCCTCTACGCTTTTTGAAATTACATCTTTAACGATATCATTCAAGGTATTAAGAACATCTTCAATTTCATTGGGTTTTTCATTATTTTTTGCCCCATGTTCAACAAGTAATTCTTTCATTTCATTTTGACTAGCCAATGGCAATAACAAATTAAGATCCATTGTGCTACTATTTTCTTTACTCAATATTGCTTTGGTAATATCTATTTGATTAAATTTGACAGACCAAATCAAAACTTTGTTCATTTCATCTATTGGAACAGTGTAATTTTTATTTCTAAAATAATTTAGTAATTGGAAAATAATATTTTGATTATTGTTTTTACAAGCCCAATAAAGACAACTTTCACTTTTAGAATTCAAAATAGTTGGATTTGCATTATTTTCTAACAAAATATTAAATAATGCATCATTATTTTGTTGACATGCGAATAAAATTGCAGTATTATCATCATCAAACTTTAAATTAACATCTATTTTATTGTCGATGAGAATTTGAAGTATTTCCAAATTTCCATTTTTACAAGCAAAAGATAACGCAGTCTCATTATTTTTATTTTGATAATTTAAACAAATTCCCATATGAATATAAGATTTTATTTTATGAATCTCATTTAAACGAACTGTGTTTAAAAATACATCTTGACGCATTTCTTCAATCCCTTTTGAATCATTATATACTCTTTTTCTTAATATTTTTGAGTTTATCATTCTATTTAATAAAAAAATGATATTTTTTTAAATAAAAATGTTAGAAGTGTTGTTTGATTTGTTTCCAGACTTTTATTTATATTTTAGATACATTGATTTGTCAAGACTTTATTTTGTAAATAAAACAATGAAAAAAAAGATTGGTCTTTCCATTAAAAAATTTTGTCTCGTTGAGCATTGTAATTACTCTGAAATTCAACCATTATTATTACACTATATCAAAAAGTAGTTTAAGAAATACAAAATTGGATACAAATGAATTTTTTTCCAAATTTACAAATTCATGTATATCCTGCTGATAGACCAAATGTAAACACTCGAAGAAATAGAAATGAAACTGTAAATACTAGTAATAATAATACAGCTTCAAATCTTTTAAATACAATGTTACAAACTCTTAGACGTGCCAATACAGTTGATTTAGTAAGCACCAGCGTATCTACAGATCCAGAAGATGTTCAAATATATTTTGGTTATGAAACATTACAAGGAAATTCTCCACCTTTACCAAATGGTTTACAAATGCAAGATTTAAATACCTATACAGAATTATATTTAAATGAAGAATCATCAGATACCATTTGTAGTATTTGTAGAAATAATTTTGGTTGTAATGATATTTGCCGAAAAATAAACAATTGTAATCATTCTTTTCATCAAACTTGTGTTGATTCTTGGTTGGTAAGAAACCAAACTTGCCCAATGTGTAGAAATTTTATTATTCCTAGATCCCAAAATTGATGATGGAATTTATTTTTATTCTAAATCTTAAAAAATTATGGAAAATTACTCTTGGATTATTAATGAAATTAATCAACATAAAATATCAATTTTAGACAACCAACTTGTTCCCTGGAATAATTCCAAATTAATGGATTTATATACTTTTGTTTATACAAAATGTATCAATGATAAATCTAGTGATAAAAATGAAGCTCTAATTATGTATGATATTCATGAAAAAGTTTTGACCGAATTTCTTAACGATTGTTTATCTAGAAAACCAGTAAATGTAACAATTAAATTTTTTATTGATGCTTATGAAAAATATAATTTTTTTTCTACAAGTGTAAACTTTATTTTTAGATATTTGAACAAATTTTTTATTCTAAAGTTCAAGTCTATTTCTTTGAGCGATAGAACTCATAATTTTTTTATGAGCAAGTTTTTTAACACCATGGATAATCATTGTTCTGAAATTATTTATACCGAGGCGTGTAAAGGACATCCATTTTCTGATGATTTTGTAAAAGATTTTTCAAAACTTGCAAGTGTTTACAAAAAGTCTGAATTAAAAAATCAACAATTAATTTCAAAATACAAGGAAGGAATTAATTACTTTTATAATTCACAAGTTCATAATTTTAGTAGTGTTGATGAACTTATTGAATATTATAATTTAATACATTGTCAACTAGAAACAGTTTGTAAAACAATTGAAATTCCTGAATTGATCCAAGAATTAACAAATATATTTTTGGATTCAATTCGAACAGAGAGTATTTTAAATTCCATGAAAATAGAATTTTCATCCTTGATTGTCAAAAAAGATGTAGATAAGTTGTGTGTATTGTATAATATACATTGTGAATTTTTTATTGAATGTTTGATTATTTATACAGAGGAACTTTGCTCTCAAACGTTTAATTTTTTTGAAAAGATTCTCTCATTACATGAGTTGATTGAAAATTTAATTTTAAAACTGGAAAGTGAAAATATCTCTAGTATATTTTATAATACGGTTACAAAACTCATAAAAAACATTGAAAATTTTTCAAAAATCTTGGCTACCGAGATTTTAAAGAATAAAAAGTATTGTTTTCTACTCCAAATGTTGGAAAACAAAGAAACATTTATTACAATTTATGGTAAAACTTTAATGAATAGACTTTTGAATACTGATTTTTTAGATGTTTCTAATGAAATTTCTATTATTGAAGAAATGAAAATATATATCAGTAATAGTTTAGTTTACAAGCTTGAAAGCTTAATTATAGATTATAAAAATGCTATTTTATTAACTCGAAAATTTCAATCAGTTTCAAAACTAAAATCTAGTATTTTTGTATTCTCGGAAAAAACATTTTTAACACAACCATTTAATTTAGATAGTTCTTTTCTTTCAAAGGAACTTCAAGAGAGTTCCAAGCATATTGAAGATTTTTATAAAACTCAGTTCAACTTGCGAAAACTTTCTTTTAATTATTGGCAGAGTAGTGTTACTATTGAAGCTACATTTTATAACCCAACTAAAAAGTATTATATGACTTTGTATGTTATTCAATATATTATTCTGTGTAAAATTCAAGAAGGAAAAACAAAGTCCCAATTTGCTCTTGTTCAAGATTTACAAATTGAGCCAAGTATAGTTTCAGCGGTTTTACATTCTTTAACAAACAATAAAACTCCAATTTTGTTAAAATCAGGTTTACCTTACAAGTTAGATACGATTAATGATATTTTTACAGTGAATGAAAATTTTACAAGCTCTCAAGATCATATTAGGTTTAAATTACCAATGCTTGATCAATCTAAAAAACAAGATTCAAACAATATAGAATTGAATGTTCCTTTTATTTTACGAGCAAAAATTGTAAAAGTTCTTAAACATGATCAATTATCAAAAGATGAAATTTTCAAACAAATTGCAAATATTAGTCAAAATAAAAAAATTATAGAGGAGCAGATTGATTATTTAATTGCTCAGGAATACATTGAAATAAATGATGATATTTTTTCTTATATTCCATAACTTTTTTTAAAAAAATAAAAAATATTTAATAAAATGTCGACTCAAATTCGTCCTATTCGCCTTGCCAGTATTGACACATACAGAGCTTCTCAATATGTAAATCCTTCTGCAAATGCTAAATTTGAAATTAATCATTTGAACACCAAGAAAAAGGTTAAATCTGTAAAAATTAATTACAAATCTATCACTGAAGATTCTCCCATTCCTTTACAAAAACAACAGCCCTCACAACCCATACAACCCCAGCAAGAAAAGACAGAAAAATTAGCTGTTAAAAATGAACGGGGAGAAAGTAAAGAAAATAATAAGAATTTTAATTCTTTTCAAAAATTAGTATATGTTACACTTCGTAATCAATTAAAAAAATCAAGTAATTAACTTTTTTAAAAACTGAATTTTTTTTTGGGAAAAAAAAAATTTAACAAGATGGATTATCAATTCTCTCATTACAAAATAAAAGAAACTTTGGATCCTATTCCATACAAACGATGGTTTCAATTGGAACGTTATTTTAAAGATGCAAAAAATAGTCTACAGTGTCATCTCTTACTACAATCTGTTCCTTATAATTGTGAAATAGAGATGATAATCATTTTGACTGATCTCAAGATAAATTTACAAACTTGTATTGATAGATTGAGTAATCATAAAAAACAAGTTTTAGAAAAATTGAAACAGGAAATGAGTCTTTGTATACAGTGTTTTATAGAATTCCTTGATTGTCTAGTCAGATTAGAACCATTACTAGTGTATAAAACTCGTCAAAACAAGTCAAACAAAAAAATACAATACTTTCTTACATCTGCTCGAACATATTATATGAATAGCTTTTATAAGGAAATATTACCACATTGCTTTTGGTTAGCTTGTTTTTACCAAAATTCATTAATTTTTACATTTCCAAAAGAAGAATTTTTAAAAATGTTACAAAGTATTCAAGACCCATCATCATGGGAAATTGTTCTTGTGCAAAATGGTAAACCAAGTCTAATGTGCCATCCATTTCTTCCTAATCCCTTGGACTTTATTCATTCAATAAATAATACTACAAGCCATAATAGCAAATGGGCTCAAACTTGCCAAGTTTTATTTCAATCACAGTCTGGTCATATAAAGTTTTATAAAGGAAAAGTAATTGTAAAAATGTTTTGACAATTTTTATTCAAAATTTTCTGTTAAAATTGTCATTTTTTTTGGTTCAGATCCCTTACGAATCATTAGATTTATAGTTCTTAAGAAGGCTGGTTGATCAATATAAATGGTTTGTAATACGTCGCTTTTTGTTAAAAGTTGTTGCACAGGACGTGGAGGTAGTTTAAAATAATTTATTTTAAATTTGTATTCATTTTTTCTAAACATTAAATCATGCATAAAACTAAGAAAAATCGTATTGGAAAATTCTGGACGAGAACGAAGAAAATAAAAAGACTCACAAAAATAATCAAAAAGCATTTGACTTTGATTTGCAAATACAGCAAAATTAAGTATAGTTAAAATATTTCCGGATTCTTTTATTTGATTCATCCATCCTTCCACGACATCTAGAAAACTTTTTACAAATTTAATGTCTTTTTGAGATGGAGAAGTTTGTAATACATCATTAAAATATGGATCTAAATTTGTTTGAATACCTGGCTTGAATTTTAATTGAAAAAAATCATCTTTGGAAATTTTTGAAAGAGCTTTACCAAATAAAGAAGCATATCTTTTAGTAACTCTTTTATCTGTTCCTTTCCAATAAACTTTTTTATCTTGTATAAAAAACATGTCTTTTTCTTGAAATTCAGGAAATAAAGTGTTAAAATGATGATAAGTAAAAAATTGTTGAGTATTTTCATCAAAAAATTTAAAGGTCAAGAATCCAATTTGTACCCAATTGTTTCCAGCTTTTCTTTCAATCTCAATAAACTTTGGAACATCACTATGTAAAGGAGCTATACATATAATTTGACAAGGTAAGCCAGTAATACGTAAAAATAATGGTAAATGAATAAAAGGAATATATCTAGATTTTGGCCATTCTTCATCATCTATTATAGAACCTATGGAAAGAACAACAGTAGTTGGTTCCGTATAATGTAAACTTTGTAAAAATTTTTTACATCGTATTATTTCAAAATTAAAAATTGGATTAGTATAATTTGTTATTACATTTCCAAAATTATAGGCTCGGTAAGGAAAAGAAAGAGATTGAGCTTGTTTCAATAAAGCCTGTTTTTGTTTTTGCTGATGCGTTTTTACCACTTTATCAAGTAATTGATCTAACAATAAATTTATTTGCACTTGCATTTTTATTTCAAAAAAAATTAATCTAAAAGACTATTTTTTAAAATAAAAATGAATCGTTTTTTAATTTTTTTAACAGTGTTACCAAGTGTCTTTAGTTTTCGAGTCTTGTATAACCCAAAAAATTCAAAACAAGAAAAATTGGATATTTTCTTGAAACAAAATTTTCCAATTGTTGTCGCTGAAGGACCAGCAGGTACTGGTAAAACATTGTTATCAACACAACATTCGATTCAATTATTACACGAAAATAAAATTAAAAAAATTGTCATGACTCGACCCACCGTATTTACAGGCAGTGATATAGGATTTTTACCTGGAACTTTGGAAGATAAAATGCAACCTTGGATGATGCCTATGCTAGATGTTTTTCAGGAATTTTATACCAAAGATAAATTAAGAAAATTACTCAGTGAAGGAATTGTAGAAATAGTTCCTTTGGGATTTATGCGAGGACGTAGTTTTCGTAACTGTGCTATTGTAGCCGATGAAATGCAAAATTCTTCTACCGAGCAAATGAAAATGCTACTAACTCGTGTCGGTGAAAATAGTAAACTAGTCATTACTGGAGATTTAAAACAAACTGACTTGATTGGTCAAACGAATGGTCTTGAGGATCTTTTGGATCGTTTACAGTTAAAATACATTAGCCCTCATGAAATGATCAAAGATGGGTTTGGAATTGTTCGTTTGGATGGGCAATGTATTGAGCGTCATCCCGTGATTGTCAAGATTTTAGACTTGTATTCCTAAAAAATGATTTTTTAAAAACAATAAAAATAATGAAAGCAAAAAAATGAGTGAAAAAACTCTTTCGGACAAAAAAGTAATGGATGAAAAAAATAAAATCATTAAAGATTGTTTTAAACAAGAAAATGTTGAAAAAGCGCATTGTAAAGAAATTTTTGACAATATGAAAGTGCAAAAGGAAAAACTGGAAGACATCTTTAAAGATTACACTTGGAGATTGTGGATTTAGCTAAAATATAAGAGTCGGTTTGATCGTAATTTTTCTTTACTAGATTCTGGCTTTATTTCACGTTAGTTATTACTTGGTTTTCTATAGTTGGATTGAATGGCATAATATTTACCATAGTCCATTTTAGGTAAACTCAAGATTTCTTTGAGAGGGAAATTGAATTATTTGGTTTATCCACAAATAATTCAATTTCGTTTATTAAAGAATCAAATATATTTAAATTGATGAATCATGTCTTTGATTGTATTTGTATAATTCATATTAAATATCATTATTATTCTTTTACAGGTAGTTTTTAAAAACACTTGCAATAAAAATTCCTAGAAAAACAAAAATCAAATAATATTTTTGAGGTTGCCAAAACAAATTTTTAACCATAAATGTTCCTTGTTGATAATACCCTCTTTTTCTATAATAATCTCGAACTCCAATTCCAGAAATGATTGCCATTTTCGTTCTACAATGAAAACGTGCGATCCATTCCGCTTTTCTTAACAATGTTTTCCCAATACCTCGATGTTGGGTATTCGTTGATTTTTTGTCTCCTACTGCTTGAACTCTACCATAAACATGTAACTCTCTAATCATGGCATCGCAATCCTGTAAATCTTGTAAAAAAGAATTTTCATTCTTGTCCAAGATTCGTAATCTAATAAATCCTAGTAACAAATTACTATGAGGTCTTTCGACTTCTGCAGAAATAAAATATTCAGTAGCTCCACTAGCTATAAATTTATGTGCAAAATATTTGATTTTTTTTAAATCCAATGTTTCTTCTTTAATTTCTCGACAACGAATACATTGGCAATAAATTCCCATTTTGATTGCTTTTTTATGAATTACATCTCCCAAGTCGGAACGAATGGTTTCACTAGAATATCCCAAAAAGTCATTAGATTCTTTTGCATTTGCAAAATCTCGTTGCGTTCTATTGACACGAACCATTTTTGGAGTAATTCGTTGACGATGAATTAGCACATCTTCTAAAAGTTCAATATTATGTTCACTATAAGGTTTCCAACGCCCGTCTTGTTTCCATTTTTTAATTTCAGTAAACGCTACATCTAAGCATGGATAATCTTTCATATAATCAGGAATAAGATCCTCTCCTTGTAAAACTTTTGTATAACATAATTTATCCAATTCTGGGGTGCTACCTGGTAAATCTGTCATGATATGCACTTCCACTTTAAATCCTGCATTCTTTAGTAAACGAATGGCATTGATACTTTGTTGAACACCATGTCCTCGATTCAACTTGCGTAACAAAAAATCTTCTGTATGCTGAACTCCAATTTCAACTCGAGTGCATCCAAATTCTCTAAAGCGTATAATTTCGTCCTTGGTAATTGTATCGGGTCGAGTTTCTAATCCCATTCCTACCACATGGATACCATTCGTTTCATTCAATTGCTGTTCTTTTTCTAAGGAAAATGGTTCCCTATTAGGTTTTTTAAATGTATTAACAGCAAAATACAAGTCTCTAACAAATTCCCTGGCATAATCTTTGGGATAAGATGAAAACGTTCCTCCTAAAATTCGTAATTCAATTTTATCCAAAGGATGCCCATTATGTTCAAGATTAGAAAGACGAACATGGACTTGACGAACCGCATCAAAATCAACCAAAGCGGCTCGACGAACAGCATCTTCATTTGATAAGTAACTACGAGGCATATCGACTTTTGCCCCATTGGCAATAGTTTCATTAGGACAAAAATAACAATTAAATTTACAAGAAAATTTTTCAGGTCTCATGACAACAGATACATTTAAAATACCACTACGACTACGAACCGCCTTTTTCATTAACCAAGTTTGTAATTGCGGAACGTAGCGTGTTTGAGGATTTTCAATCAACATTATTTTATACGCATTACCTAAAACAGCTTTAGGTAATACAGCTTTATATTTTCTATTTATCCTAGAAAGAGTAGAATCAAATTTTTCTTTTGTATCAAAGTTCGATTCATTGGTTAGTACTTCCTTTATAATTAATTTAGCCACGACAGGTATTTTATTAATAGTTGGGTTCAAGGTCAAATCTTCCATTTCAATCATTGTAATAAAAAAGTTGAAAAGCCTACAATAAATAAAAAAAATTTTCATTTTTTAATTTTCAAAATTCTATTTCAACGTATAATTATAAACAGGGTACCACTTTCCGTTTTCATCCTGCATATAGATAGGCTCGGCAGGGTCATTAAATTCATACCACGTATCCCCCCTACGACCTACAACGTCCGTATAGGACTCCTTGGAAATCCTAACGGGCTTGTTGCGCTTTCCACGGCTTTTGAGTAGCTTTTCGGGTTTAGACAGGTCTTTCCAAGTCACCACCGAGATTTGTGGTTCCGCTGGATCAGCGACAGGCAAAATCTTGCGAATCTTGAAAAAAGGCACTTGCTCCACCACTCCCGCCTCGACTCTCTCTAGCTCGTAGGCTCCGTTCTCCGTTGGTTTAGGTATAGAAGAATAAGTCATCACGTCAACCGATTCGTCCTCGTGAATCCTGATGGCCTTTCCCTCGAACCACGATTTTCCTTCCTTGTACTCGATCTTGTCTCCAGGCTTGATGATATCCTCCTTATCAACAGTTTGAGAAGGATATAGTGTGATCTTGTTCCAGCGAAACATTCTTGATAGCTCCTTCCTTTTCTCGCGCTTGGGAAAAGATCTACTAGGGATGTCGATTTCTGGGCTTCCACGTAGATTGAGAACAAGGTGGATGGTTGAGTCTTTCTGAATATTGTAGTACGACAGGGTGCGCCTGTCCTCGAGCCGCTTGCCTGCAAAGACCAGGCTGTGATAGTCGGTGGAGATACCAGTTTTGTCCTCCTGGATTTTCTGCTTGACGTTCTCGATCGTGTCGGAAGGATCAACATCAAGGGTAATGGTCTTGCCCTTAAGAGTCTTGACGAAAATCTGCATGGTTTCTGGTTTTTTAAAAAATTTGGGTTAATGTCTTGCGTCTCGAAGTTGAAAGTTATTTTTTTTCAAGAAAAAATATAAAAAAATCAATTTTTTACCAAAAAACTAAAAATTGACCTTGATTTAAATATCTTTAAAAAAATTCAAAATGAGCCTAGAACCCTTATATAACGTGAACCAACATGAACGTGATTCACGAATTTCCTTTCAAGAAGAAGGGCATCTTTATACTGTGGATGGTAAACAAGACTATATTTCCACCACTACATTTATTCATACATTTTTTGAACACTTTGACGCCAATGGGGCCATTGTGAATATGATTTGTAAGGACATATGTTCCAATTTAACGAGTGGAGAGAAAAAGAATGATATTGAAAAGTATCTAGGTATGAATAAAGAACAAATTAAAAAATCAATACAAAAAGAATGGGACAACCTCGATAATAATTACAAGTTTAGCACTGGAAATTACAAAGGAATGTCTCCTAATGAAATAAAAGAAAAATGGAATAATGATTGTAATCTAGCATCCACTCAAGGAACTAAAATGCATGCTTCGTTTGAGCGTTATTTTAATAATGAACGAATTCCTAATGATCCAGATGAAACCACAGTAGAGTTTTCATACTTTAAAAATTTTGTAACCGAGGTGGTGAATGAAAAAAACTTGGTTCCTTTTCGTAGTGAGTGGATCGTTTTTGATGACATTCACAAAGTTTGTGGATCCATTGATATGGTTTTTGAAGCGGAACCAGGAGTAGTCGACATTTATGATTGGAAACGAAGTAAAGAAATAAAAACAGAAAATCAATGGAGAAAAGGAAATCCTCCTGTAGATCATCTTGATGATTGTAATTATAATCATTACTCTCTTCAACTCAATCTGTATCGTCATTTTTTGGAGAATTTTTATAATAAAAAGGTGAGAGATATGGTTTTGGTCATTATCCATCCAAATCAAAAAAACTACCAATTATTTCCTGTAAAACGAATGGAAACTGAAATTAACAACATGCTAAAGACTAGAGTTGTTTCATAGGATAACCAAAATTTTCAAAATCTTTTTGATAATAGTCATTAACAAGATTAATTAAATCTGGAAATAAGTATTGAGAATAATCTTTAATCTTGTATTTATTTTGATTAGAATTTAATAAAAAGTTTTTATATCCTAAATTAATCATATCTTGTTTTAGAGTTTCCGTGTGTAAAATTTTGACATTGAATTTTTCATTAATGTATTTATATTGAGGTTTAAAATGTTGATCAAATCTTAAATTATATTCATCTATATTTGCAATACAATTTTTAGCGGCATTTAAAATTTCTTTTGTAGCCATTTCCGGATGAATCAAATTGTGAAAAAATAGTGCACTCATAAATCGATCATAAGGATTTCTAACTACAGTAAAGATGAACAAATTATTTGTATCAATTTTAAAATGATTCATAATTGTAGATAAATCCAAGTGTTGTAAAGAGCATCTTTCAAACGATTCTTGATTTCGAGATATTAAACTATTTTTATTTAGTGTAATATTGTAAAACTTTGATAAATAATTTTCTATCGAAGACCCACCCGTTTTTGGAATATGAATAAATAATGTATTGGTAGTATTATTTTTAAAATAAGGCATATCTATATATATAAAAGAGAAAATTTAATAAATGTTTAATTCTCTAGCGGATGGATCACTTACATTGGTAAAATTAGGCAACCAAAAATGAGGACAAATTGTTTCATGTTGATTTCCAAAAATTTCATGAAAAATCTTTCGATAAAAGAACGACTCTTTCGATGTAGGAGTATTCCAAGTATAATCATGCCGTTTTTCAAACTCTTGATCACTTACTTGAGAATCTATATAATTTTGT